TACATTATCAAGTTGCTTCTGGACATAGAAAGCGATGTGTCGCCCTTGCATGTCCATTTCGATTCCGTGAATGATAATATTACCACGGGTTTTAGCATCGCGTATCATTACGCTATCCGAAAACGGAGTTTGGACATGTTGCCCATCAATTATCTGAGTAGAGAGATTATAGTTCTCATCTACCCGGCAAACCGTTAACGCATCCCCGCCAAGAAATTTAGTTTCTTTATTTTTAAGCGCATTAGTATGGAGGTTTCCCATACCTGTGTAATCGCTTCTGGGACTTTCAGCCCATTGCGCAAAATAAGCTTCAACGTTTTTTACAAAAGCTTTGAAATCCTCATTAACGCCTTCTAATTTCAAAATGTCAATATCCGGAATAGATTGCATTTTTAAACCATTGCCGATTTCCCATTTGAAAACCTTGCCGACGATCATGCGGACTATATCACTCTTGCCGAACGACTCATAAGCCCTGGCCCGGATGGCCCGATAATCCATTAACAGATTCTTAGGCGAACCTAATTCTCCCTTGTTCTTTTCGCCGTTGAAAACCGTAGTGAAGATTGGAACATATCCGGTATTGGTGAAAATGCCGTTATCATACCCCCCTGAAAAAGCCATAGGCGCAGATTGGCGTTGTTCGGAATCGGGCTCAGGGAGATCCTCTGCGGAGATATGTTTGATAACAGTGGGCAGATTTGATATAGCAACTTCAATTACTTTCTCTGCTGTTACTTCAGTAACGGGCGTTTTTTTACTTGCAAAAAATTCGTTCCAATTCATAATGCTAAATAAAAGATCGCTTGTCCTGGGCTACCGAGCAGCGGCCATTATAATCGTTGATATATTTATTCTTTTCCAGCCTGAGCAGATAAAGAGCGGTTTTCATTTCATTGATACTTCGAAAAGCTGTTTTGATCCTAACCTGCCCATCGTCAAGTTCGTAGGATTGAGTGCCTGCAGCGGGACCGCTGAAAGAGTCCAGCATTGAAGTTAAGAAAACATTCATCAGGTTATCGATGGCCGCAATTTTAGCAAGCATATCGGTTTTACTGGCTATATACCCCGATATCGTATATTCAGACCATGGTAAGCAGTAAGTGCCCATTGATTTCTTTTTAACAAATATAGAATATTTTTGAATACAAAGTATTTTAAATAAAAAACGTAGTTCCATTCCTGAAACTACGCTCCCCTAATCATGAAAACTAAATCCTTCCGAGATCGGGCTAAAGATAATCATTCAGTTACCATAATTACAAATTCTTCCCAAGTTAAATTTTTATATTTCGGATCAGACTGACGCACCAAGTCAAGATATATCTCAACAGCGGCTAAAACGTACACCCGAACATCCCAAAAGTGATTGACGGAATTTGAGTGCTTTTTCTTCCAAGCATAACCTAAAATGGTTTCTCCCTCTTTGACGATAATCTTCTGTTCCTGCTCAAATTGCGAGAAATACCCGTTGTAACTATACTTGCCATCGTTCTGCTGCGGGAAATTCATAAACCCGGATGGCTGAGCCCCATCCTGCCCTTTTTGGAGTGCCATGTTTTCCGAAAGGTCGTCTTTCAACTGGTTTACTTCCAGATTATAAAGTTTCTTTGGTTGTTCTGCTGATCGGCGTACTGGTTTTGTATCCCGCTGTATTGGTCGGTATTTCAAATCCGTTCTACCCTTAACTCCATAGACCCGGTACCCCTGATCCTGCATATTAATGATAAATTGCGTAGCAGATTTCTCGAAAAACCCAGTATCGACAGTAGCAAGGGAGATCTCCCGTTCCAAATCCTCGCCGGCGTCTGACAAATATCTGGCTTTTATAATCTGTTCATATTCAGGCCATACGCAATTGTTTTCTGCAAGTCCCGTTTCGGGATTCATCCAGACAGATCCATGTGTATAAGTCCATTTTTTGCGATTAGGATTTTCCGGATCTGTTTTCTTTTTCTCAAACGCCCGTTTGAAAGTTCCTATGCTGCCCTGGTCGATTGAATAAGTGGCCCCGGTCTGCGCGTGAGCCACGATTTCATAATCCAAACGGACGTCCTCGTTATCCTTCTCCATCAAACCGCCTAAATCGCAACAAACAGTCACCAGGATTATTTTACCATTACCGTCAGCTTCGCATGTTTTATCCGGAATTATACCATGGTGATATTCTCCGATATTAGCCATCAAAGCATTGGCCTTTGGCGAGTCTCCCTGCTCTTCGAAAGGCAAGCCCAGACGGAGATTGATAAACCCCTTCAGCAGAACAACATTTGGCCGCCTGCTCTCTGGATTGGCTTTCAGCCATTGTTTTACGAGCGCCTCCCATCCTGTAAATCCGATCGGCTGGATGATCGCATTCGTTGAATAGCTTTCATGGTACTCTTCGATAGGCTCGGCGACAGTTGGCTGCCATATCCCGTTTAAGTTTCTCTCATGTTTATCTACTTCATGCGTTAATTCTCCGCAGTGCATGCATCTGAAAGCGACGGAACCTTTCGTAAGTTTGCCCCTGCTATCGGTCGTCCAGACGATACCTGCATACGATTTATCTTCCAGTTCTACTTTCCAATCCATCACCATAAAAGCGCCGCATTTATAGCACGGCCAATGCCATTTCTTTTGAGTACCGAGTTGATATTGATCCCAAATATTTGAAGATGCCGAAAATGTAGGTGTAGATATTAGAAAGGATTTTGCAGAATCTCCAAAAGAGTTTTGCCGACCCTCGATCAAATCCCGAACGGTACCCTCGCCGCCTACATCCCTGGGTGCGGTATCGAAATCATCAACAAAAGCGTATTTAGCGGAAAAGTATCGAAACGAATCAGCTGACCTGGTACCTAATGCTGTTAGCGTGCCTCCAGCATATTCTTTTGAGGCTGCGGTATCGCCTGTTCGTTGATTTCCTTTTTTGATGGCGTGTGGCCTGATCAGAGAATCTAATTTACTTTCCCGGAGAATTGTATCCAGCCTTTCTTCAATAGTTTTCTTGGCTAAGGTTAAATCGCCGGCAGTGAAAAGCGTATTATCCGGATCAACTGCTATGATGTAAAGAATACCGGGTATAACTATCCCGGCTGTGGCCCCGATCTGTACAGATTTTAAAATTGTGATGTATCTAACTGGGCTGGATTCGTGGAGATGGTTTATCGGTTCTCGCCAATATGGTGTGAAATCATAAGAAAAACGACCTGGATATCGTGAGGTATTGTCCGGCAAGATCATATTCTGTTCAACCCACGTAGCTGGAAGAGGTTTAACCATGCTATATTTGAAAACATCAGCATTGATCCCTTGCAGTGTTTCGGCCCAGGCGTTAGCTACTACATCATTCGGCCTCATATCTTCTTTTGCCCTCTCGATAGTGTTTCGGAATAATCGTTTACCAGAATTACTATTTCTTCATCGGCCTGCCTGCCTGCCTCAATGATGGTTTTGCTTAGGATATCTTTTACATTCGCTAAATGCTTAACGTAAAGCACCTGATCAGATCCGGCGATAATTGAAATGAACCTTTCTATACTTTTCTCAAAGGATTTGAAGAAAACATCCCCGTGACGCTTTAAAACACCTTTTACCAAATCAACCGGCAATAGATTACCCGCCGATTTGTTGAGTTGAAGTACTTTTTGTTGCTTTGCAAGCTCTAAATTCTCTATTTCAAGTCCCTTTTTAACCATATCCTGATCGACACGGCGTTCATCCCGAGCCGATTGTTCGGCTATTTTGCGTTCAAATACCTTGATTTCTTTAGGTTCAGGTGGTTTTGGGGCCGGTTTTACCGGCTCCGGCTTGGGTGTGAGAAGCGGTTTTAGCGGTATTTTGGTTGATTTTTTCTCAAATACTTTCGGTTCGGGCAGGTCAAAACCGATTAATGGCTCCATATCGTTTAGCCTCCTGCGCTGGCTTATGAATGCCAGGTTGATGGCGTTATCTGTATCAATAAATTTCTTATCGCCAGCCACAGGGCTAACCTTTAGCCTGGAAATATAAACATTCAATGCCTTTTCGGTTTCTCCGCAGAGTTCAGCAAAAGCTTTTCGGGTTACTTGTGGCATATCAATATTCGTTATCCGATTGGGTTTCGTGTTTCGGTAATTTCTGCGCATCGCAAAAATTGAATGTCTTATCGCAGACTGAGCAATTATTCGTATCCCGGATTGTTCCGATTATATATCCGTTCCTGATAGTGCTGGTTGTAATAACCACAATTCCTTCAGGGCACGAATCACATTCATAGAAAACACTTTTGTGGCTTGCCATTATACGCGATTTAAAGATTCGGCCTTATCGTAAGCCTGTTTAACAATTCGGAACATATCAATATTTCCGGTTTTAAGATTATCCGGGTGGAACCGTTTAGCTTTATCCCGATATGCCGTTTTTATCTCGTTCGAATCGGCCCATACGTCGACTTCTAATATTTCCCACCAATATTTAACTGTTTCGGGTGTTTTGTTTTCCAGAGATTTAAAACCGGTAAAGGCGGCTTTCAGCATATTTGAAACTTTCCATCTACCGAGTCCACGCATCGCATCAATGCTTTTTTCGATGGCTCGCAGGTTCTCCCAAATATTGTAGTATGCATCGCAAGCTAATACCCGTTGCTCTTTATCCCAAATAAAATAAACCGCGACTCCATGATCATTATCGATTGGTTTCTGCCCGGCATACATTTGACCGTCTTTCTTTATCGGAATATTGCTGGAGATGATTACTGATCGGGCACCCAATAAATCGAGTTCTCTTAAAATACCATCTCTGGCTTGCACCAGGGTGCATTTAAAATTCGAATAGGTTTTCACCTTTGATCGCTCAAAGTGTGCGGGCCAGCAAAGAGGGAAGGCATCTACAGTTTCCATATTTATAACAATCAGGTTTACAAGGTTACGTAAAAAATATAACAAGTACCAAAAAATTTTTCAGAAAAATAAAATTGTCCGACCCCTGAAAAATTTTTCCAATAAAAAACCCGAGGTGGTATAACAGGGGTCAAATTTATGGCGAGCCAAAATAATTTGGCATGCGTAACGTATTGCTCTTAAAGCCAAAACGTTTTACAGTACCTTTTATTCAAAATTCCAGCCCACCGTAAAACCAAAACGTTTTATATCGAAATCATTTCATACCGGCATACTTGAAACGTTAATACAGCCTCTCAGAGACACGATCAGCCGGCCAAACGTATCAATACACCAGACAATATACTATAATCGTTTCTACCCACCTCAAATCAAGCCACACAGCCTATCAGGCGTATCCGAACACCTGTCTGAGAGCGTTTAAAGTATCAAAACATAGGATTTTAAACCTAATCCCCTATGGAACATGGGCATAGAACACCTAACACACTGATAACAAGCTATTTACAACTTCAGAGAAACGCAAGCTATTTCACATTAACTAACAGGTAATCAAGCTATTATGCTATTACCAAACACACAAACAGAAAACAGCAGAACACTAAAAAGTTTGCGTTCCATCTCTTAATTAACTCTACTACAGCTACTTACTACTATTAAAGATACGGAAACGCTAAAAGTACTATATAATATAAGGGAAAATAATAAATGTAAATTAATAATCGCAGAAGGGAATGGTTTTGTACGCATATGCGCGTACGCGTGAGCGTGCAGCCCCGCACATATAAGAGACTTTTCTTTGGGTAAAACACCTATTTGCGTGTATGTCGGTATGTAGATCTATTGATTATCAAATAGTTATCTATGGGAACGCAATAAAAAGGCGTTTCGAAACCGTTTCCCGATATTATGTAATTAGTTGATTATTAGCTATTTAATAAAACTGCCAAAAGGAACGCTAAAATATTTGCGTATCCTTAGCATACCTAACTTATTGATTATCAACAAGTTTTGCGTTTCTTTTAGCCGGCTAAATGCTCGATTTGAGCCTGGTTTTTGCCCGATTTTATGTTAAAAAGAGACTAAAACCAAAACGTTTTATGTAAAATTGTGTGAAAACCGCTTTGTCACGAATTTGTAAAACCAAAACGTTTTATAAATTATTTTAAAATAAATTTGGATATAAAACCAAAACGTTTTATATTTGTTCTGTCAATAAGGACAAACAAAACTTGCAAATCATGAAAGCAGAAAAATTAATATTTAATTCAAGCTACGACGCTGAGAAAATATTGCGTATCAAATATCCCGATTTAAAATGTGTAATGGTTGTTGCATTTAGCATATCACACGCATATTATATGAATGATACATTGACTGAAAAAATAGCTGAAACGCGATATACAAATATTAAAAACACTACCTTTTTAGGGGTTAAGGTTGAATTAATTTATTTTAAATAATCATGAAAACTACGGATCAATTGCTTATCGAATTAAGCACACTAAAAGCAAAATTTGAAGCTTACCCGGATCGCCGATCTGGTGATCTATTAAAAGAAAAAATCCGAAATAAAGAAGCTGAGATTATGAAACGTTTATTAAAAGAAACCTTTTAACTTTTTGAATTACTAATTGTTATATTTATCTAATTAAACAAACACATAGCAGTTATGAAAACTTCACCTATAGAAATAAAATCGTTTATAAAAACATGCAATGCTTTGACTAAGGCATTTGAAACACCTTACTGGTCAATGGGCGATATATCATTTAAAGAAGAGCTTTGCATTACATTCATTGAAGAGAATAATGTACCCATACCATTGGCTGAAAAAATGCTTTATAGAATTGGAATAACAAAGCGCAAAAGTCCTTTTGTTCATCTTTGGCTTAATAAACATATAGAATCAAGCATGGGTATGTTTATCGGTATAACAGAATATGGTAATCGTAAACTTGAATTAATAAGAGGATTTTAACCAACCCACTACACAACATTAAAAATCAAAACGATATGAAAACTTTAAATCTAATCAAAGAATACGCAATCCCGGTAATAGTTTCTATTATCCTATTAGTCGCCGCAGGCATAGCTATCCACGAAATAGCAAATGGGCACTTCCACTCCGTTGCAGCGTTCCAATAACAAAGGTTAACTGAAGAGCTGTAAATCAGCGAAACGGCTTAATAGCCGTCTTAATCAAACATTAAAAACTTGCAAATCATGAAAAATATAAAAACGTTAGATATCAAAGCCAAAGAATGGTTTGATAAATCAGCTGGAAACAGCTATTTCAGTGCTCAAATCACTATTGATTTTGCTTTAGATTCTGAAAAGACAATATACGTACCCATCCAATACGGGTACGGAGATCAATATCTTTATGAAGCATTGCGGCAATTGCAAACAGCTGGATTATTAGACGACAAGCCTATTTACAGCCCTTCTCGATATTGCAGAGAACACAACATAATACTACGCGCATCTCTTACAGATAAATGCCTTAAAAGCGTTGTAAAACAATGGGGAAACAATTAAACTATGACTAACTGGCAAATCATATCAGCCGCCCAGCACAACGCTAATCAGGATAAAGCGTACACCCTTTACCTGCAAACAACTACAGAAACACCCAAAAAGAAACAATCCGAAATCGCGCCCTGCCTATCAGTCAATTACGGTTATGTGAAACAAACTGATCAGGGCATTACCTGGAGACCATTTAAAAGAGACTTAACAATTTATAAAACTTGCAAATCATGAAAACAATAGAAATTCAATTATTCAAATTCGCTGAATTATCAAGCGAAGCACAACAAAACGCAATACAAAAAGAGCGTGAATGTATGTACGAGACCGGCGAAGTTTTATATAACTTTTATGAATATTGCGTAGAAAAATTAACGGAATGTGGCTTTGTAAATCCTAAAATCGAATATTCGTTATCCTATTCGCAGGGAGACGGACTAAGCTTTTGGGCTGATAGCTATACGATTTTAAATGATATTATTTTACGCACTGTGGGCGTTCACCACCCCAAAATTACCGCCTTTTTATCGAACAATTTAGCATTAAAGATAAAGGGTAATAAAGGGCGTTATTGCTTTGCCTCAGAATCGGACATTGAAATGGAATTGAGCTTTTACCCAAATAATGTTTGTCCGCAGGTTATTAGCCTTTTAGATAAGATATTAGAAAATATTCAAAGCGTGTATATGGCAACCTGTAAAGCGTTAGAGAACGACGGCTATGCCGAAATAGAATACCTGCAATCAGATAAAGCTATAATTGAAACCCTGGAAGCTAACGACTACGATTTTACCGCTAACGGTAAAATATATTAAACAATTTATAAATCACAAAAAAAACTTACGATCATGACAACTACAGAATTAACCGAATTAATTACAGATATTTCTCTGTATGGATATGACTCTATCCGCGACATTGTGGACTACTCTGAAACAATAGGCGAAGTAGCGAGTTTACTTACCTCTTTCAAAGAGAGTATTGATAAGGCTTTACTAAATCTTGATACGCTTAATCACGACGAAGAGTTAATCATTGAATAATATTGCCTGTAAAGGTTGATTGCAAGTTATCCAATAACAGAGCAATCAGTACCCTGCTTAGCTCAGCTACAGCGGGGTTTTTGGGTGCCGGATAAATGGTTTATTCGGTTAAAACTTGCAAATCATGTCAACATTAGTAAAATTCTACATCGACCAGGATATTTATAAAGGCGAAATATTCGCTTATTTTCCACAATTAAATTATAATAAGCACCTATATGGCAATACGGTTAAAACCGGATATGCTCATATCGGGCAACATACCAGCATTAATGCTGATTATATTAAAAATTGTAAATCTGCAACCCCTTCTGAATACGAGGATCTTAAAATGGAACTTGAAGGTTTGGATTATAAACTTAAGATTTTAAATAAAGGTTGCAGGATATCTAAATATATTATCCCTTCTTATTGGACCTCAGCTTTATACGATGCTGATTATTCAAATATGCTGGATACAGAAATTGATCAGCTTAATGATTGGTTAGCTAAAAATGATCCTGGTAATATAATAGATATTGATTATCGGGAAACCTATATGCAGTTTGAGAATTTGGGGCATACGGTTGTTGAATGCACATTTATAAAATTTTAACATCATGAACATTTACGGAGTATTAGACAGAAATGATTGCCACATTGATCTTACGCAATCATTAAAAGGCGCAAAGCGTTTCGCAACCCTTAACGGGTACGATAAAGTAAGTTGCCGAAATAGTAATAGCTATAATGTTACAATCCTTTTCGAGAAAATTAACAATAAATGGAAACCTTTTCAATATTAAAATCATGAAATATTATTTTGTTTATTACAGCTGTTACCGTATTAATTGGCCTGCTAATCTGCCTGCCAATTCAAACACAACATTCAATCAAGCATTAACCGTTGAACATCCCATTTCGTGGCAAATTGGATCTAATGAGCTTTACGATAAACGAATGTCGCTTGGCTCTGGAGAGTACAGCGAGCACTATCAAGTTATCAGTTGGCAGGAATTGACTGAAGCGGAATATATTAAATTCAACGGATTAATAGGTTAGCATCATGAAACAAGTCGCACTACAATTTTTAGGCATGATAACCGGGTTTATCTTAGCCGCTGGTCTAACTACATTAGCTTACTTAATCTTTAAATAATTATGAGCCTGATAGACGGACTAATCATTCACACAATCGTTAACCCCGATAAACGTAGTCAACATTCTATGCTTATGGAGTTTTACCAGTTAGACGCTGAAATTGAACATGCTTACAACACTAAAAGCTATAAAGAATTATTTCATGACCTGAATTTCTACTTTAAGCAGGTAAAAGCCAAAGCACTATTAAAAGCCTTAAACATCATTTAAATAATCCTCAACAACATGAAAACCTTCCTTCCAAAACTATTCACACCCTGCAGCCCTGCAAGCTTTACAGAACGCCGTCAGATCATTTTAAATAATTGGCAGCGTTACGGTTACCAACGACGACCGCGCATGCCTCTCAGCCCGGCTAATAGCCTGTCAGAGCGAATTAACCAACTAATGTTTTGTCAAATTATTAAACCCGCTTAGCTATGGAACATATAAGACAATTAATCCTTTTAGATAAGCTCGAAAGTGATTTGATAACGCTAAGAGCTGAATATGCAGCTTTGACACATTTAAACAACTGTTATGCAGATCCCGCGCGCTTGAAAACGGAAATAATTATCTGCGATGCTAAAATAGAAGCTATTGAGCAACAAATTGATGATATCTATACTATTATGAAAAAATCGGGTATCCTGGAAAATCTTACTAATTTGAAAAGATAAGAGCTTTGATATTCCTTTCAGCCTGCTAAGCGATTAGCGGGCTTTTCCGGCTAAAAACTAATCATATTATGGAAAAGGAATTTATATCGTGCATATTACCTCAATCGAAAATAAACGCTTCGATCATTGAGGGCAAAGGATTGCACTATTTTAAAGCTTTAGAAGCTTCAAATGGCAATACTGCTATACTCATAAAGGCTTTAATAATAGAGCTTACCAGGATTGAGCAAAAGTCTATTAATGAGCAATTTTTAAACGATTTACATATTCGGGACGTAATTAGATTAACAGATATTATAAACTTAATGGTGAGTGAACTATGAAACAAAACAAAGAAGCAATCTACTTACACCCTGCGGATTTTAAAAAGCTTATAGAGCACCTAATTAAAGAATCAGACGAAACGTTTATAACAAATCCGCAATTTGTTATAAACGGCATTGAAATACACACGGACAATATTATGCCCATAGATACATTCTTTATCTGTGAACCGGGCTTATTCGAGCTTTATAAACAAATTAAGTTACACCATTGGGTTGATAAATCCTATACGGACGATCAGCTGCAAAAGATAGCATAGAGCGTTTACGATCAGAAATTGACCTAAAATTCAGATTTTGAGGTCATTTTTAGCCCGATCCAGTTTTCCTGAGTTTTCACCAAGGGGTCAAAAATCTGAATGAAAATTCCGGCTGACAAAATTATAATTTTTAAACTTAAAAACTAATAACATGAGCTTAAAATCAGAAAATCACAGAATAGGATCTTTTATAAAATACAATCCGATAATCAAAATAATTTTATCCGAAAAACTCGGAATATCTTTATATGAATTCAATAGAAAACTAAAAGCTAAGACTACTAAAGGCGCTTTTTCAGAAAAGGAATTATCAGCAATAATCAATAAGATAATGGAAATTCTATCAGTCAGGATTCAAGATATATTGCAATCCAGGAAACCTAATTTTACAAAAACTTATCCCGAAAAGTTTCAAAATAGTTTGGAAAAATCAAAGGGGGTGGTATCGCCGGAAGCGCGGAAAAAGGAATTTCCTGGAGGTTCATTTGCGAACTCAGGCACAAACAATCCTGAAGTTTTCAGGCCTTTCGGCCTACAGCATATATGGTTTGATTGCGACGAAGAAGGTAATCCATTAACAAATAAGCCAGAATAACCATGGAAAACAAACAACTAAACCAACACCGGAAAGCCTTAATAGACATAATCCGGAAATGGAAACTAAATCAACCTATTATGGCTGCACAAATGAAAATGCCTGCAGGCACCTTCAAAAATAAAATGCTGGAAACTGCCGGCAAGTACGCATTCACCGACCAAGAGTTTTTAGAGCTCGCTAATGTCATAGACCGGCTATTGGGGGATCTAAAGCGGTTCTGTGATCAACTGGATTCAAAAACAGATTATTTAATATAAATTAGCCTGATCCGGTTTTCCTGAGTTTTCACCATAGAGTCAAAAATCTGAGTGAAAATTCTGACCGGCAAAATCATATTTAAATTAATTTGCATTTCCGAAAAACAATACTTAACATTGTTCACCTCAAAATTAATCCATGACACTAAACTACTTTCCGAAATCGAAAAGCTGGACCACATTAATCTGTGAACTCGAAATTGGTCCTGAATTAAACTTTCCGGCATATAAAGCCGAATCCATCAGAGCGCTGATCAGCGGGAGGATTAAAAAGAAATTTCCTTTGTTAACATTTTCTGCCATAGTCACGGGAGAATACATTGTTGTTAAACGTACAAAGTAAATTCTTTATCCTCCTGTTATGTCAGAACTATCTATAGCGATCGGCAAGAGCCGTAAAACAAAAATTTGGAAAAATACCAAGATTTCCTGGAATGATCTTGTAGACAAATTCCGGGAAACCACGAGAACGGGGGAAACTTATAAAGATTATATTTCTTCCAGCAAAGAAATGCAGGCGACGACTAAGGACCGCGGGGGTTTTGTCGGGGGGTTTTTAGACGAAGGTCAGCGTTCACCAGCCAATGTCGCATTCCGGCAAATACTTACACTCGATCTTGACTTTGCCGAAATTTCCTTTTGGCGCGACTTCAAACTATTCTTTGACTGCGAAGCAATCCTACATACAACCCACAAGCATAGCACAAAGTCCCCCAGATACCGAATTATTATCCCACTGGCAGCTAAGGTCACCAAAGAACAATATGAGGCCATAGGCCGTAAAATAGCCGGAATACTGGACATCGAACTATTCGACCCTACCACATTCCAGCCATCCCGTCTCATGTACTGGCCCACCAGCGCTAAAGATGGTCAATACATCTTCCACCACCAAGAGGGGACCTGGCTGGACCCACAGACGATCTTGAACCGTTATGAAAAGTGGGAGGATATAAGTTCCTGGCCTTTCCACGCCGATGAGATTGATCCAATGCGCATATTCGGTAAACAGGCTGGTGATCCAAACACAAAACCCGGATTGATCGGAGCGTTTTGCAGGACCTACAATATACACGATGCTATTGCTAATTTCTTGGGTGATGTTTACAAACCTACAGATAATTCAAATAGATATACCTATGCCGGAAGTGAAGGTTTTGCCGGGGCTGTCGTATACGATGATAAATTCATATATAGTAATCACGGATCTGATCCGACCCAAGGCAGGCTCTTAAACTCTTGGGATTTAGTTCGACTGCATAAATACGGATTCGAAGATGCCGGAAACGCTGAAACGGAGATCAACAAGAAAAAGAGCCAAAAGCTCATGCAGGACTTAGCCAGTTCTGATGACGAAGTAATAGGTGAGTTGGGATTACACCGACTTTCGGATTCGGATTTCAATGACGGCTATATTTTTGATGAAGAAGATATAAACTGGATCAAGAAACTGGAAATCAATCGGAATGGTGATTACGAAGAAACCATTAACAATTTTAAACTGATCATTAAGCATGATCATAACTTAAAAGGCCGATTGATGTACAACGAGTTCAGTCACCGGGAGACAACATTACTACCCCTCCCATGGCGAGCAGGTACCGGTCTTGTGGATTTCGTAGACAGTGACGATAGCGGTTTACGTCATTACATGGAACAGACTTATGGGCTATATCACGTAGCTAAGTCCCAGGATGCCATGAGGATTATCTTCATAGAGAATGCTTTCCATCCAGTGCGTGAATACCTGGAAAGCCTGACATGGGATGGCCGGGAACGGATAGAGCGGTTAATGGTTAACCATCTCGGGGCTGAGGATACACACTTTAACCGATCGGCTACACGCAAAGCGCTGGTAGCTGCAGTCGCACGGGTGTTCATACCTGGATGTAAGTTCGATTACATGCCCATCCTGATAGGCCCACAGGGCATCGGGAAAAGCCGGATCATAGATAAACTCGGGATGGAATGGTATTCAGATAGTTTCTTGGGCGTGGAAGGCACGCAGGCATACGAACAGCTGCAGGGGATTTGGTTAATGGAAGTGGCCGAACTTGCTGGTATGAAGAAAGCTGATGTCGACTCTGTTAAGCATTTTGTGAGTAAACGCGTAGACCGGTTCCGGGTAGCTTATGGCAAACGATCGATGCCCTTCCCGAGGCAAGGCACCTTTTGGGGCACAGATAACCGGCCCTACCCGTTAAAAGATGATACAGGTGGCCGCCGATTTTGGCCGATACCAGTGACCGGTTACGGCGTATTCGATGTGGATGAGGTAGATGTTGACCAAGTGTGGGCCGAAGCTAAGGTTTACTTTGACGAAGGAGAGCAATTGTACTTCGATACAGTAACAGAGCAAGAGGCGCGGGAAGTACAAGCCAGTCACACAGAACAGGATGATCGCGCCGGCATGATCGCTAATTATCTCTCTGTTCAATTGCCGGTAGTTTGGCCGACCATGGGACTTTACGAACGGCAGGCATATGTAGGTAACTCAGTCGAACAGTCGGAAGCGGGTGAGCTTGATCGATTGTCCGTCTGTGCCGCTGAGATTTGGTGCGAGTTGTTCAAAGGAACGCTGAAGGACATGGGTAGCCATAATACGAAATACATACACCAGATCATGGCTAATATGCCAGGATGGGAGAAAGCGGAAAATGCGTTAACGTTCCCGATGTATGGGAAACAGCGCGCTTATGTGTTGAAAGGGAAAACATTAACAAGGAATGGTAAACGTAAAGCAGATAGAATATGATGGATTTATCAAAATACAGTTTCCTGGATCTCGTAGAGTTACGGAGTGATCTTGATAAAGCTTTTAAGGAGTTTGATAAAAGATCTAAAACGCAAGTTTTTGCTATATTTTTACCTTATGACAAATGGCATTATTTTCTCAAAAAGGAAAATGCAGAAGCATATATTCAAACAGCAATTACCGAGAATGAGATTTTCTTAGCTGAAGAGTTTAAAGCAAAAATAGAATTTCTTGATGAAGCTGGATTACAATATTGCGAAGATAAAGAAACAATTATAAGCAGGGAGTAAAGCCTACAGCCGGGTAATAATTACGTAATAAAACCGGACGAGCTTGCAATGCAGTGACGACGGTAAAGCTACTCCCTGCATATAAAATTTAAAACAATTAAACCCTTAATATCATGAAAGAACCTATCGGGATAGATGCCCAATTCCAAAACTACCTTACACGGGTGAAACTGGATAAAAACAAAATAACGCTTACGCAATACGATGAAACTAAAAAGGCATTCTTTGCCGGCGCTTCGTCAATGCTCGTTTTATTCAGGAATGAGATACCTGAGTTATCTGATAAAGAAGCTATTTTAGCTATAGAAAAACTGTTTCAAGAAGCTTCTTTTTACTGGAGCATTAATTTATATTAAACCCTTAATATCATGGAAAATCAAACCAATACTCCGAATGCATTAAGCATTTTTACTTGTAAAGAATGCAAACTGCAATATCACCTAAGTTATTCTGAAGAAATCGCGGATGAACTTTATTGCGGTGAATGCTATGAAAAACTGATCAACGTCAAAATCAGAAATTACGAAGTTTCATACAGCTACAAAACATTCTTTGGTAAAATCGGTGCCGGCGTTCTTACTTTTGAATCGGATAATTTAGAATTATTGCAGCAGAATATCTTTAAAGCCGTAATAGATCATATTAAAGAACATGGATCGTCTGAAGGATTGCAGAATTTGCAGATAACCATACACGAAAATGATGAAAACATAATTACGTGTTCTTATTGCAAAAATGCCTTTGCAGAAAATGAACTAAGCACAGGGCCTCATGGAGATGTTATTTGTGAAAATTGTATAACTGAGCATTATAAAGATTAATATGAATAAATCCGAATCAGCTATCGAACGTAAACTCGGCAGAGAGATCAAGAAACTCGGCGGTTTATCCATCAAGCTTGTCTCTCCAACAATGCCGGGTGCGCCTGATCGCTTGATCTTCTTACCCTGGCGCCGGCTTTACCTGGTAGAACTCAAATCGGCTATCGGCGTATTATCAAAGCTGCAGGTTGTTGTGCATAAGATGTTCGCAGCAATCGGTTGGCCTGTGTATATCGTGAGTAATGATCAGGAATTAAATGATTTTATAGAAGATGTGAGTATATGAATGTATTAAGTTTGTTCGATGGAATGTCATGCGGCAGAATTGCTTTAGAGAGAGCAGGAGTTACCGTGACCAATTATTTCGCTTCTGAGATTGATAAATACGCTATCCAGGTATCTAAAGCCAACTGGCCGGATATCAAACATGTCGGTTCCGTAACATCTTTGGAGATAATTTTTGATAACGGTTATACAACTATCCTGAACTACATATCCGGAGAAACTTTTACTTTTGAAGGTAAAATAGATCTGATAGTCGGCGGATCTCCTTGCCAGGGTTTCAGCTTTGCGGGTAAACAACTGAATTTCAAAGACGCTCGATCAGCGTTATTCTTTGAATATGTCCGATTAAAAGAAGAAAGCCAAGCAACTTATTTCTTTTTAGAGAATGTCGTAATGAAGCAGGAATATCAGGATGTGATATCCGGTTTTATGGGTGTTCAACCAATTAAGTTAAATGCTGCTTTAGTATCTGCGCAGAATAGGAAACGATTATATTGGACTAACATACCTTATTTTGGGGCACCAGCTGACCGGGGTATTTTATTGAAGCATATTTTAGTTAAAGATTTTGCTAACGATATAGAACTTAAAAGCTTATGTTTATCTGCGGGTTATTCTAATAATCCTTCTCTCCGGGATTACAATAAAAGTCAAAAGCAATTAATAAGATTAGGTAATAGCCATCCTTCTTCTTCTGGAATGAACGGAGAAGTTTATAGCATCGAAGGAAAAGCCCCTACAGTAACCACAAATAAGGGTGAAGGATCTAAAATCGGAATGCTTCAGGTAGGTTTAGCTGACGACATAAAAGGTTTTGATGCGAACAGGCGAATCTATTCGCCTGAAGGAAAAGGACCTACGCTAATAAGTTCAACAGGGGGCCATAAAGCGCCAAAAGTCGAATTAATTCCCGAAGATTTGTATTTATCAGAAGAAGAAGTCCTTCGGGGCCAGCACCAAGCATCCGCTAAAGTTTGGCATACGGGCAATAAGATAGGTAAAATGGATTTCCCGAATAACCCTGATAAGAAAGCCAAAACCCTAACTGTTGTACAAACTAAAGGCGGTAGAGAGACAAACCATTTCCATAATGGAGTTACTTACCGCAAGCTAACAGTTACCGAGTGCGAACGTTTACAAAATGTAGGTGATGGATACGTACAACGATTAGCACCCGCAGCAAAACAGATTAGTAACACACAAGCATACAAAATGCTCGGTAACGGCTGGGAGTGCAATACAATAACCTACCTGTTCACGCCTTTATCGATCATAGACCTCCTATGACCCGCATCCCCTACAATCCCAAGAAACATCAGGAAATCGCTTTTAACTTTGCTTTAAACAGACATTTCGTGGCATTGTTCCTGGATATGGGCCTCGGGAAAACAGTAACAACCCTCACCTTAATCAAGCATCTCCTGTACTCCTTCGAGATCAACAAACCCCTGATCATAGCCCCCAAATTCGTAACCGAACAGACCTGGCCCGAAGAGCTGGATAAATGGGCGCATCTTGAAGGGCTCACCTACTCTGTGATCATGGGCAATCCTGAAAAGCGCCTGAGAGCTCTCCGGGCACCTGCAGATATGTATATCATCAGCTGGGATAACATCGATTGGCTGGTAAGCCTTAAAAAGTTCAAACACCTCTGGCCATTTGATATGATGGTTCTGGATGAAAGTACCAAAGTTAAATCGCGAGATAGCGCCCGGTTCAAAGCCGTTCAACGAGTACGGCCGCGCCTTAAACGACTGATCGAACTTTCCGGTACGCCAGCGTCAAACGGATTGATGGACATCTGGTCGCAAATGAAACTGCTTGATCATGGCGAAGCATTGTTCGCTTTCATCGAGAAATTCCGGGCTACCTACTTCAGCGCACGAGGTTTATCTCATGGTGGTAAAGTGTATGATATTTTACCTGGTGTTGATGAAATCATTTTCGATAAGATCAAACATCAGGTGTTATCCATGAAAGCAGTGGATTGGTTGACCCTCCCAAAACGGCAGGATATCATCCGCATGGTAGAGCTTGATGATTATACCGAGTTCAAGAAATTCAAAGCTGAAAAGATTTTAGAATTACCCGAGGGTGAGATCACTGCATTAAACGCATCCGCATTATATAATAAGTTACTCCAGTACGCGAACGGAGCCGTCTACGACAATGAGTTACGCCGGGAATGGCACGAAGTACATACCAAAACTTTAGACGTCCTGGAAGAGATGCTGGATGCCCTGCAAGGCAAACCGGTTATTATCTTCTACCAGTTTCAGGCAGATGTTGACCGGATTAAAAAACGTATCCCTAAAGCTGTTAAAATGGATAACGCCAAGTACGTGGACCGCTGGAACAAGGGAGAATTTCCTGTATTGCTTCTGCATGGTGCAGGGGCCAGCCATGGCCTTAACATGCAATATGGAGGTCATTATATCATTCATTATGGTGTAGGCGATAACATGGAGTGGTACTGGCAGGGGGTGAAGCGCTTAGATCGACAGGGTCAAGAGTTCCCGGTGTTTAATTACCATATCATGGTTAAAGGCACCGGCCAACAGAAAGTATGGCGCGGGTTGGTGAGCAAGACTTTGACTAATGATAAATTGATGGAGGCTTGTAAAGGGGATTATTAAAGTAAGTCTTTGATATAATTTCTATTCCAATGCAGCAACCGATCTGTAGCCTCTTGGTGCGAAATATGGTCATTATCAATCCCGATATACCGCATGCCATTATTAAGAGCAGCTTCGCAAGTTGGACCCGAACCCGAGTGTGGATCTAACACAAGACCACCAGGTGGCGTATACATCTTTACCAAATAATTCATCAATTTTATAGGCTTTATCGTAGGGTGCGTCATTCCGGCTCTTTCTGCGGTACTGGTTTTAGCGCAAAAGAAAAACCTGCTTGCACCTCCTGTATCGCCATATCCCGTTACTGGAATACCTCCAGCATATTGACCAAAAATATTGTTATTATTTCCAGCTTTTACTCCGGCAGGTTTTCCGCTTGTTAAAGTTCCTGATTGTTGATCGAGTTTTAAGGCCATGAAATCATCAAATATTACGTTAGCCGGCCAGCGGCCTTTATCATCAGCGGGTATATCTTTTATTTCTGTTTGCAAATATCCCTCTTTAAAAGAACCATTTTTAATATTAATTCCTGTCCCAAAAGTTGCTGATTTTTTATCCTTTTCATCTGTAAAAGCTATCCGGCAGCCATCGATATTAATGCCGCCTGTACCCCATTTTAAAATATTCTCAATTGTAGTACCTTCCAAAGGTTTACGAGCGATACAGATGGGTTCCGTAGCTGGTTTTAAAGCATTTCCCCAGCCGTCCCACTTTTTGGCATCATCCGTATTGGCTTGCGTAATAAAGTTTTCTTCGCGAGTATGAGATCCGTCAACAGATACGCTATTAAATTTACCTCCTTTATGGTTTGGAATAGAACCGTTTGTTCCTATGATTATGCGTTTAGCACCTGCAGCTTTATCGATTTCTTTGCCGATATCCAAGTTCTTAGGAAACCCTGAGGCATAGTGCCAACAGATCATATCCCGAATCTCGAAACCCGCTATCTCGATCGCCAGCGTACCAAGTTGATAAGTCCGGGTACCAAAAAAGCTTAACAGATAACCACCCGGTTTAAGGACCCGTAAACATTCTTTCCAGAGAATAGGTTGTGGCACAAATGCGTCCCATTTCTTACCCATGAAACCGGAACCTTTGATTTCCAGATACCCATGATCAAGCCACGCTTGTAATATTTTAAGCAAATATTGCTTTTTACTTAAACCGTAGGGGCTATCTGTTATAATAGAATCTATGCTATTATCAGGTAAGGTTTTAATGTATTCGAGATTGTCGGAGAGAACGAGTATGTTTACTTTCATTATTTACAGGTAATAATTAAGCTTAATTTGTTACTTTTATTTATAGATTTTCTTTTAATCATGTTATGCATGCTGCCACCAGGTAATCCTAAAAACTTCTCAGCCTCTTCCATAGAATCATGAGTAGCGATTAGTTTTTCAATCACTATTACTTCGTATATTTTAACTTGCTTACTCATAAAATATAAAATCTTTCTATAAATTTATCCTTATCACAAACATCAACACCGGTTACATCCCGGAACATCCAACCTTTCGGAAAACAGCAAATCGTTTCGTAGCCAAAATCGTTACCGAACTTAACCCCCGCTTCGTCTACGCCTGTTTGGCCACCACTCCGGATATACTTTACCTGAATGCCACCTAAAGCTATCGCCAGATATTCAGCTATGTAGTCATCAACATCTTTCTGCGTATAATGGGGTAGATAATTTTCCAAAGTATAAATACCATTACCGGCGATATTCAAATTAAATGGTACGCCTCTCATCAGTAACTTTATAGATGAGTTCATTGAATCAGCTGATCGTTTAAGGCTTATGGTATCCATCCTGATCTCAACCGGAATGAAAAGCTTTTCGAGCTCTACGGTTGCTTTCTTGGTCAACCGTTCGCCTGCAGTCGTGAAATCTATAGCAAAGGCGATCGTTAAATCGCTTTCACGTACATTAGCGTAAGTCCTGGCCGCATATCCTGCGGTTGGGTGTTCGATGAAGTTGATCATAAAGAATTTTGTTATAAGAAATCTACAATACTGCCTTTGAGCAATTTTTCGACAGGCCATCCATTTTTATGTCTCGATTTTACTGTTCCATAATTCATATAAAATCTATCCGATGCCTGCTTCATGGTCATTAAACCTAATGGCGTAGGAACCATAACGTTATTGCTTTTATTAGACCCTTGTTCTTTTTTAGTAGCCCATCGGCAATTATCTTTATAATAGTTTAAATCACCGTTAATCCGATCTATGGATAAATCTTCTGCATAGGTATCGCCCATATCGGCATAAAAATTATCAAATAGCCCCCACTCCGCGCATACTGAAATACCTTTACCTCCGTAATATGAATAAAACATATGGTTAGGATTGGTACATCTCTGCCACATTCCTGACCAAACTCTGTATATTTTAGTTTGACCCATACCGTGACGGAAACTTAGATTCGGAGCGCACCCGCATGATGGCCTTTTACATATTTTTAAAATAGTACCTGTGGTTGTTCGCATCCTACCGCAATCACATAAACAGGTCCAGGTTGCATGATTTCCTTTAGTTCTGATTGGGCTTTCAGCTATAACAGTGAGCATGCCAAATTTCTTACCTACTAAATCCTCTTTAACTTTATACATCTTAGCTTTCTTTTTTATAATAAATTCCGGTATACCCATCAGCGTCCAAAGGTAAATCTTTCATCCACCGAACTTTTTTACACATTAATTCGTTTATTCGTTGCAACGTAATTGAGCCTTTCCTAATCTCCGGAACAGCTTCATCATGCACATGCGCTGGTATTCTAATACCGGCTCTGTGGAGATTGATCAGGCCGGAAGCTAAGCAGTCCCTTGCAATTGCTTGGGTAAAATTTTCACAAATTTTCGCGCCATATGTGCGCTGTTTGCACCACTGTTTAGTTACTTGGTTAAGCCCATAATAGATTACCTCTTTACCAAACTTGCCATCTTCTAAGCCAGCATTCCAATAACATAAGCGCCGCCCTGAGGGTAGTCTGATCAACATATGGCCTTTTACAAATTCAAAAGCTATACCTCGCTCAGTATCAACCAAGATATTTCCATCATAATCTCGTATATCGGTAAGCATTATTCGCGCACCGGTCTCAATACATATAACAGCTGCTCTCTGCGCAGCTTTCCACATCTTAACTATCTTAGGATTAGCTTTTCGCCAATTTATATGTATATCGCCTAATATGTCTTCAGGTATTTCAATCTTTTGGCTAAGCGACATTCTTATGATTGCATCAACTCCGCCGCCAAATCCGCAATTATGAACAAGTTTATCCGATACTGTGAATCGGTTATTTGGTCCACAGTTTAAAAGATCAAAAGTATCTCTCACGCCTATATCATGCCAATCTCCTCCTCTCGAAAAAGGAAGTCCCCCATGTTCTATTTTAATAGGTTTCTCGTTTTCGGCGGTTTGAGTTAATAGCCAACCTTCCGTATACGCTTCTTTAAAATCTATAGGTTTAGTTAATCCATCTACCCAAACTCGATGATCGGGGGTTGCAGTTAATCCTTCATAGTTTACAACATGTTTTCTACCGCGCCATATTAAACCACCATGATTAACCCAATTTTCACCATCCCAAACTTTATGCTCAGGAAGTATATATTCAATTCTGACTAAACCTTGGTCGGTTAAAACCAATTCCCCAAATGCAATACAGCTCAATTCTCCTATTTTACCGCCATCTCGGTAAACAGATCCCTTTGTCACGGCTGCTATAGGAACATTGAACATACGGGCTGCAGTAGCCTCATAAATCTTACCGTCACCGGCGAACACATCTAATCTCCAGGTCTCATTCGCCAACCAGGATATTACCCGTGCCTCTATCGACTTGAAATCAGATACCGGGAACTCATACCCCTCTTCGGCTATGAACGCCGTACGGATCAGCTGTGAAAGTGTATCGGGTATTGCGCCGAATATGATCTCCAGTAACTCGCCGTCAGCATTCAAAACCATTTCCCTGGCTGCATTTAATAGATAATCGCTTAACTTGCTTTTTGGTAGGTTATGGAACTGCAAACCCCGGCCAGCCCATCTACCGGTACGGTTAGCGCCAAGGAACTGGAACAAACCCCGAATCCGGCCATCCTTACAAACGTAAGCCAGCATCGTTGAATATTTCTTAACCGAGGTCTTGGACATTTGCTGCCTGATCTCTAAAACCCGTTTCGATTTATCGGAAGTTAGTTTCCTCAGAACAGCGGGTATGTTATCCTTTTTAAGACTTACAATCTCACCTTCAATATCCTCTTCTTCTTCCAACCATTTGATAATTTGCTTAACAGCATTAGGCTTGGTAATGCCGGTCATATCAAATAACTCCTTAGTAAGCCGTTCCCGAAAATCGAAATTAAGCTTTAAAGCATTATGTATTAAATTCAAATCAATTTTAATACCGGTGCTGTTGATCACATAATCCAGGCACCATAGTTCATGTTCAAAATCTGGCTGAACCAGGAAATCAACTTCTTTAGCCACTGATATTTCAGATCGCACATCCTGATCACAATATCGTTTGAATTGATCCCATTTAACTCTATCGTGTTCCGGCAGATTACGGGTACGACCACCATTCACAATAGTAGGTGCGCATGGCATGCAGAAATATTTGATCAGTGCATAACCGTTTCCGTCCTTCTGTTCATTTATTTTTAATATCCGGCCAACAGCTTCCAAAGCAAAGGGGAGTCCGCAGGAGCCGGCTTGAATCATGGTGCATTTCCAGCATCTCGGATCGATATCGATCTCGAAAAATATTTTAGAAGCATTCATCTCAAAAGGAGCATTCTGAGCCCGTTTTAAGCAAGTAGGATCTTCAAGAGCTTGTAATAGTTCTGCAGGTATTCGTTGTCTGGGCGGTAAATGCCGCTTTTGCATAAGATCAACAGATTTTACCGGGCCTCCATCGAATGAATAAGATACCAACATGATCTCAAATTGGGGGTCCTCCATATAGCGATACATACCGTGTTTTAGAAGATCAGTTGCCGAGTATGTCTCAAAATCGAGGTTTATTGTGCGAGTGAAAGTCATAGATTTTCTTCTAACTCCCGTAATTTATTAATAGCGATATCCAAAGAATTTTCATATTCATCGATTTGCTGTTTGCAATCTGATATAATAGAGTTTTGCTCATCTATCGCATCTTCTAATTCTGAAATCTCATTTTTAAGATTGTATATTTCATCTTCTAAATCCAATTCCTTTTGCTCGTCGTCAAAACACGAGGCGCAGATAACGATATTAGGAAACCATTTTTTAGATCCATATCCATCATTTAAATCAAACCATTCGCCGCATTTTTGGCAAGGAACCGGCATTTCCATTTCTTCAAAATTTTCCATAATTAATTCTGATCAAAGTTTTCATTAATATGAGCCGCACGCAAAGCTGAACAAGCTGTATCGCGAAAATTAGATAATTCGCCTATAATGTTTTGAGTATCCTCGCTCATAATATGTAAATCGCTACCGTAGATTAAATCTTTAATCTTTTCATAGCTATCAGATAATTGCTCAATATAATTTATGAATTGTTCGTCGCTTATCATATGTTTTTGAATTTTGTTTGTTAAAATAAAAGCCGGGTCACTCTCGCAGCTCACCGGCTTTAACCTAAACCTTTATCACAATGGGATACGTCGTTCATCCATATCCCATACAAACATAAAAACATTTTTCGGTTATTAAAAATTATTACGAATTATTTTTTATTATCAAATCTTCTTTTTATGTTTGTCACCATGGAAGAAGAATTACAAACTTGGTTTGAGCGTTTAGACGCTTTAAAGAAAGGCGATAAAAAAGAAGTTGATAACGCTGCCAGTGTTTACTCAGCTATCCGTAAGTTTGACCCAAAGAAAAAGAAGTTTACTATTCGTAGTAACAAAAACAAAGTTAAATTTGTTGTTCGTATCAAATAATTATTCACACATAAAAACCAAAAACATGTTAAAATTGACCATTGAAGGCGAAAACCTTTCCGAATTGAAAAACAATGTAAACTCTCTTGCTGAAGAACTGAACTCAGGCGGAACACCTGCCGGAGTTGCCAGCAACAAAAAAGATCCAAAACCTGAAAAGGAGAAAATCAAAAAGATCGAACTGAAAGACATTCAGGACGCCCTCGTTAAATTCCAGGATGCTGCTGCTGATAAAAAGGTAGGCCGCGAAACTGTAAAAGAGCTTATGGGCCGTTTCAGTGTGAAATCTTCTGCTGAACTCCCTGAAGCTGAATATGCCGACTTCTTAGCAGAAATAGCCGGACTTAGCTAATGGCTCATGCAATCTTAGCACCTTCATCATCGGAGCGCTGGTTACATTGTACCCGGGCGCCCCGATTGGAGCAATCCGTAACGGATGAAGGCTCTGATTTTGCTTTGGAAGGAACGATAGCCCATGCGGTGGCCGAATGCATCCACAGAAGTGATAACGGTAAATTTAATCCGGCGTCCAAACAACTCCTTCAAAAAGAGTTCGGAAAGGATTTTGATCGTTTATACGAAAAGGAGATGCTCAGACATGCGGAAGAATTTGTAATTTATTGCAGGAAAAATCTTCCAGAGATAAATTATACTTTCATCGAGCAGAGACTGGATATCACGAGCCATATTCAAGAAGGTTTCGGTACTATAGATTTCGGGGCAATCTACCTACGATCTGACGACGAAGGTAAAACCTGGTATTGGGTACTGGAAACATTCGATCTGAAATACGGCAAAGGAGTTCCGGTTTCTGCCATTGAAAATACGCAGCAGATGATCTATGCTATCGGCGTTCTTAATGAATATCTTCATATTTTCCCTATTGAAAAAGTGATCATGCATATCTACCAACCCCGGATACAAAATAATTCGGATTGGGAGATATCGACAGAAGCGCTACTAAAATGGGGGGAAGAAACGCTTAGACCCCAAGCTGCGTTGGCTTTCGCCGGTGAAGGCGAATTTGCACCCGGTGATCATTGTACCTTTTGCAAGGTTAAATACAATTGCCGGGCCTTAGCTGATTATAATATGGAATTAGCCAAATTCGCTTTTGAGATCCCAGCTTTGCTCTCCGATGAAGAAATCCTTGAAATCTATGCTAAAGAGAATTTATTTTCTAAATGGTTAAACTCCGTTAACGATTATGTACTCTCTTCGGCGATAAAAGGTAAAGAGTGGGCAGGTTATAAGTTGGTTCATGGCCGGTCTAACCGGGTTTATACCGATGTAGATAAACTCTCTTACGAGTTATTGCGAGCCGGGTTCTCTCCGCATCTGTTATTCAAAGAGAGAGCATTAAAGGGTTTGGAAGATCTCGAAAAAAGCATCGGTACCGAAGCATTCATAAAGCATGTTATTCCTTTTGTCAGGAAACCACCAGGTGCGCCAACGCTGGCACCGGAGTCCAGTACTAAAGCTAAATTCGTAAAAGGTGCATCCGATTTTGCGGATGATTTTGTTTACACAGAAAATTAAAAAATAAAAATTATGTCAGTAAAAGTTATTACAGGGGTTGTTCGCCTCAGCTACGCTTGGCTAAACGAACCACGAGCAAATAAGAAAGGAGTGCTTAAATATGGGGCACAACTGATCATCCCGAAAGATGATACCAAAACCATTGCAGATATTGATAAAGCAATCGAAGAAGAGTTTGCCGCCAATTTCGCTAAGCTTGGTTTTAAAACAGCAAAACTTCCGAAATCTTCTCCTTCATTTAAACTGCCTTGGCGCGATGGCGATGAAGAACGCGACGACGATTCGGTAGCCGGTTGCATGTTTATCAACACGACCAGTGATTCCAGGCCGAGTGTTGTTAACCTAAAATTACAAGAGATCATTGATCCCCATGAAATTTATTCGGGCATGTATGCCCGGGTAAGTATCACAGTGAAAGAGTTCACCGGCGAAGCTAAAGGAATTACATGCTATCTGAACCATGTTCAAAAGGTGAAAGAAGGAGATAGGCTGGATGGCCGCGCAAGCGCCGTTTCTGACTTCAAGGATTTCGGAGGCGATGAGTGGGAAGATCCTAATGCCCCGGATGGAGACGACGAAGATGATTACGTAATGTAAAACAGAAAAAGCCTCTTTAGATTAAGAGGCTTTTTCATTTAGCATAACCGATAACCGCACCTTTCAAGTTATTCTTGCTTATATAACTCCTGCAGATAGCAGCAGAAGCATTCCAATAACATGCTTTACCGCAATGGTAAACAGCGAATCCTTTAGTCTTATCTGCCGGTCGTTGATTAACTGAATGCTGATGAAAAACATAACGATCAAGAGCTGTGTGCTTTTTCATGGGGTGAATAATTAGGTTTCATTAAATCTTTATTCCGAATCTTATCAATAGCTGACCAGATTCTATCTAACTCCTTCTCGCCGTTCTCGTACATATCTAAGTCGTTAGCAAGACATAAAGCAGCAAGAGTGACCATTACGCCACCTACCTCCTGAAAAGGCTCTCCCGTGGGCCTATTGAACACCCAATCAACGAGCATATGCGCTTCTTCAGCGCAGAGCCCGGTAGATTGCACCAATTCAAGACTTTCTTCAAGGAAACGAGAATTACGCGTAGCTATATTAAAAGCTACCTTATCTCCGAAAGTTTGCAATAACCAAGGTAATACCCGATTTTGAAAATTAGGTAGTACTTCAGGTATTTGAGTTACTTTGGTAATTGCCCTAATTAATAACCGAATTGAATATCGGCTTTTAATGTGTTCATCAGGTTCGCCAGCTAAATTATCCCACCACTCGGATTTATCAGGTTTGTATTGCCAAACAGGTTCTACTTTATTCCCCTTATATTTTCCAGGATTCATAAAGCAAATAAATTTTACCAACAATAACCCTACAGGTTGCGCAAATCCATTTTCCACCACCCAATCATAACTTTGTACTTCATGCCTATTCATATATGTAAACATAAAGCGGTTAAACCAACGGCCAGTAGTCCGATAATAATTTCTAACCATGTAACACCTTCATAGTCTTGTTCGATATGTTCTTTGAAGGTGTTTAAGCGCATCGCTTCTGAGTTAGCGCTGACCCGCAGATCCCATGTTGCGGGGAATCGCTGATTAGGTATTTTAGCTTGTTCAGGAAAAACGCTGGTTTCGCAATTACGGGAGCGGATCTGGCCATTAGGATATTGCACGATAATGGTTTTGTTCGGATGGATTAGAGTTTTCATATTTTGCTGATTAGTTTATCAAGTAAATGATAGCATCCTGCCAACACCTTATAAAATACATAAACTGGAAGTGCTGTCATGATGATCAGGGAACTCCAGAGAAAGCAGGATATTAGAAACCCTTTGATTATTTTCATAATGGATTTAATTTTAAACAAATATAGATGTTAATAATTAAAATGCAAATTATTTCTGTAAAAAATGTTTGAATTACGAAATATATGTATTACGTTTGTATCATGATATTACTTACAGAATCAGCAATTGGTTTGATCAGATCGAACAAAGCTTTGAAAAAGGAACTATTAGATGAGTTCGGTTATAGCGAACGTATCCTATATCGGGACCTGAAAAATAACAATGCCAGGTTTACACAGTATGGTGCTTTATGCATTATAGTAAAACATACAAACCTGAGATTGGTTGATATTTTATCGGCAGATCCTTTACTGAGATTATCGTGAAAGAAACACTTAATAAATTATGGATATTGGCTACTGCATCTTGTCGCATATTTTTATTTATATTCATGTGTAATATTTTTTATGCTAATAAATCAAGTTTTTCAATAGCTGGAATAACAATATTATTTGGTATGGCTGCATTATCTTCAATTAAAACATATTTTAAATAATCATGAACCAAGAAAACAAACAGCCGGAGACGATAGAACAGGCAGCAAAGAAATATTGCAAGGGGTTAATACCGTACGATCAACGACATGAAATTTTCTTAGCCGGTGCTAACTGGCAAGCCTCCCAACACAGCTATACAGAACAGAAATGGATAAGTGTGGAAGATCATTTACCTGAATTAGGGACAAAAGTAATAGTTTACTTTGGAGAAATTGACAATCAGCTAATGGCTATTACAAAATGCAACAATGAATATAAAACCGTTTTTTGTGTTTATTATGCTGATAAATATAGCATTGATCATTGCGAATTAATTACCCACTGGATGCCATTACCTAAATCACCAATAGCGATATGAAAACACCACAAGAGATATTGACAGATTATATAATCATGAAACACATTATAAATGATGATCATATCATTCATGTACAGGCCGATTTTGCTATCGAGGCTATGGAAACATATGCCAAGCAATTTTACACCCAAGAGCAATTGCTTGCTTTCGGGGATAGCTTGACTAAAAGGTTTAATGAACTTGCCTTGCATGAAAGGTCTTGGGCTGATAATGAACGTAAAACAATATACAAAGATTCTGACGGTACACAAGAGGCATGGTTTCATGCCTATGGTTTGGGAATCACTAAAGCGCAAAAATTACTTGAACAAACATTAATTGATATTAGTAAACTTTTAAATAAATGAAAATACTAAAAATACTCGTAGGCTGCGAAAAAAGAACTGCAAAAGTAAGAATTGAACACTTTTATAATTAAATAATCATGCCAAAATCACAAATTATACAAATAGACGTTTTAAATGGGCCATCAACCATAGTATTACCTGATGGGAGAGAATTGATTATAACGCCCAAGCCCGAGATAGAAATAACCTTAGAAGAACTTTACGAAGTGATAGTGAAAAACGGACTGGCTGCATTTGATGAATATGGCGATCATTTACAATTAGCTACTAAAATACTATTAAAATCATTTTTAACCGATCTTAACAAATTAGGGTATAAAATAGTAAAGCAATGGCTAAAACTATCGGATAAATATAATGCCTGCCAGAAATTACTTATCTATATCCAAGTCGGAGCTGGTATTAATCCAAAAGATAAAAAGGCATATAAAATAGCCTTAATAAATTACTATAAGGCTACAGGTCAAGAAAATAGGATTAAAAAATTACATCCATGAGCCTACCAAACAAAGAACAATCAACCAAAGAGATATTAATCATAACCGGGTGCCTTTTGGCTTTCAGGGCGATTATTTTGAAATTAATAATTAAACACTGGTAAATATGAGAAAATATATCACAGAGCAAACAATAAATGGCATCCTATACCACGGAGAGCCAATAGAGGCCATTAACCATGAAGATGCATGTTCCCGATGCCCAATTGGATGGACGATATCAGAATGGTGGATAGTGGCTGAAATTGATGAGGACACCGATAAACGAGTGGATTATGATTTATGTTCATTAAATTAACTAACTTTATAAAGTGAATCAACCCTAAATTAATATGTTAAATAGGAATTTGAGAAAAAGTCCCGATACTTTGATTAGTTCGGGACTTTCAATTTTAATAAGCGCCGGTTAGCTATTTCACAGCATCTTTAATCTTATCAGCGGCATTCTCTGCCTTTAAGTTGGTTGTGGTCACAGCGGTCACCTTTGGAGGCTCTATAGCGAAATTCTTGAACATATAGGTTATACCAGAAGCGATAGCCATCTTTACCATTAGATGCCAGTTTAAATCATGATCGCCGGATGCCCAATCATATAGATAAACCAAAATCGGAGAGATAATTGCCATAAATGCAGCACGCCAAGCATCGCTAATTTGAAGCGTCCAGCGTTTAGATAATGTTACATTTGCCATTGTTTTTAATTAAGTTAAACTTTGAAATATTTGTTTATAATATCCTGCTATTAATTCAGCCTTATCCAATCCATTAACAATTTTACGCGCATTAAATGGATCTGTTAAAATATCATTGAAATATTTATTTAATCCTACACCGGTAAACATGCCTCTTTTCATACCAATAACAATTATCTCAGCTGCATAATTGGGCTGTAGCGCCATCTCAGGCCGATTCAATAGATCAATTCCTAATACTTTTGCAAAGGATTGGTAATTCTCATACCATGTTAATTGCACAAAACCGCGTCCGTAATATAATTTATTCGGAGCAATATAAGGTATTCGTTTACCCGGTCCATCGCCCATCTTTAATTTTTTACCATAATCATGCGTTAAACCAAGCCCTATTTCAACAATAGGCTTTAAACGGGCCTCGTGGTAAGCCGTTGCGAGCACGTAGGTTACCTGGCGTTGATCCGTTACTCCGTATTGCATGCAGGCATTTAAAATAGCATGAGTGCTATCGACCTGTATCTGGGTTAAAGATATGTTATTTATACCGCGTATGGCATCGAACAGAACTGTCTCATTCATGGGTTCTTATTTGAAATAGGTAAACACATAGCTAATAAAACTCCGAAAAGTATAATTATGAATGCAATCCATATTATCATGTAATAAAGTTAGGAAATTATTATCATAAATAAAAAAGCCCCGATAAATCAAAACTTACCGGAGCCGAAAGATATAATTGAATTGAGACAATAAACACAATCAAATTTTATGCCAATTATGAGCCTAAACGTCTTATATTATTAAGCCGATCATTTTCCAGTTTTAGATTAGCATTTTCAAGCTTTAAATTTTTATTTTCCAATTCCAGATTTTCAATTCGGAGCATATATTCCTTTTCTTTCAATTGAAATTTCTTTTCCAGGTTCACAATTCTCAACTCATAATCTTCAGACATTTTACGAATATCCTTTTGCAGATTTTCATTTGATCTGGCTAAATAATTACCAGCTCTTTCAATAGCTTCAATTAAAGTATTTTCAGTTTGTTGCTTTTGCTTTTTATAGCCGCCTCCAAATACAAATACTAAGCTTGTTACTATTGCGCCACCGGCAGCGGTTAATATTGAGTTGAGCAGGCTCTGTGATTCCATTTTATATTTTAATATATAAATATATACAATAAATCGCCAATATGCTAAATGTGATTGCATATAATATTGTGAACCATAACGTATGCTCATAAATCCATCCTTTGGGTTGAAATACACAAATTTCTGTATATACACTTCTTACAATTAACGCGCCAATAGTATAATTAAGTAATAGATCATCTATAGAGGTTGATTTTTGTCTACTTTTGCTTACAATTATATAGGCAGCAAAACATAATAGGTCTATTCCAATTCTGAATCCGAACCATCCAGTAGTATTATATGATTGAATAAAATAAATAACAATCCCTAAATTGTATATAAAACATATTAAACTTCGAAGTTTCATAATTATGGAGTATGTGGTTTTGTTGGATCTCCGCCTACCGGATCACCAACTGGCGCCAGTTTATGAACAATTTGAGAATTAGCCAAAGCATTTTCAATCGGCAATATCTCTCCCTGATTATCAGCTAAAAACTTTTGAATCCAAGCGTTAAGCGTGGTTAATGTTCCGGCATATAAATTAGGATCAGAAGTTTTAAGTCCGGTTAGCCATGCTAAAAAAGCTTGTTCAATTTCAGCCTGTGTTTTTCCATCTTCGATATTTGCAAGTTGTTGTTGAACTTTAGGGAATGCAAGTTTTAAGGCACCAATTAGGCCCGTAGAAGATGGAATAATTAGTTCAATGATATTTTCTATGGCTTGCCCGGTTTCGCTTGCTTCAGCGGTCTTTAGTGCATTAACAAACCTATCCGCAATAGAGGCAATTTCTTTTAATGCATCATTTGATTTTGAAAAGATGCTTGCTATAGCATCCCAGATTTTCTGTAAAAAGCTTTCGTGTTCTGTTGACATTGTTTTTAAATTTAATTATTGTTAATGATATCGTGATGTTTTTTATGGAGATTATAAAGGCTATCAGTTATCATGCCTTGTTTATTGGCCCATTCCATATTATGCAAAGCAGTTAAAGCTTGTCTTTTTGAATAACAGGAACAGAATAAAAATAATGCTAAAATAATGATTAAATTTTTCATAACGATACCTCAATTCCCTTTTGCCACGAAGACGTAGCAGTGCCGCTTGATAATAATTTAACATAATATCCAGATTTTACAAAACCAGTTAATGGGGCAGCCTCTATGTGTGTCATATTGCTTAAAGATAATGCCCCAGTTACATTATTTATTAAAATAGCCTGTGTAGTCCATGTTACATTATCTGGCGATGTTTGTAGTTCTATTGAGCCACTTTGACCAGTTGTTAAGTTAAGTATGGCTGAAATTTGAACGGAATAACTAACCATTACATCACGATACATACTTAATTGGTAAGATGTATTCAATGATTTAGTTACAATAGTTGCGGTAGGTTGCCGATATTCAAATGCACAAAGCGACCAAATAACAATCATCATAAAAATTATTAATGATTTTGAGTATTCAGATAAATTTAATATTCCATTTACTGCTTTTTTCATAATTTCATATTATTGCGGCCTCCATACTGCACCATCACTATAATAATTTAGTGATTGGTTGGTAGTCACTAAAACACCAGCACCAATAACACTTGTTGGAGTTACTGTGTTTACTGATGCATCTATTTTAGTCACATAAATTACATATCCAGTTAAAGACGCTGCCGATGGAAAAGTTATGGTAACATTTCCAGATGTAGCATCAACAGCCATTCTTAATACATTTGTTTTCCCTGCTATCCAATCAGTAGTTAAAATAGTATAATTAGCCGCTTGGTTTGCAACATTATCTGGCTTCACACGATCAACATAGGCCGTAGTAGATATTTTAGTGCTATTATCGTATTGTGCTTGTGATGTCGTTGTGGGCGAACCTGATATGTTAGGATTTGTTGACCATGAAGGCAATACTCCTATGCCGCCAGAGGTTAATACAGCTCCCGTAGCTATATCTGCAATCTTTGATAAGACATTAGAGGTTGTTGTTACGTGTAAGTCTCCTACAGCATCGCTACCTATGCTCATAGTCACACCGCCTAATGTATTTGTTGATGAAGTAATAGTTTTATTGGTTAATGTTTGCGTTGTTGCGGTGCCTACTAAGGTAGCGGTTGCACTCGGTAACGTATAAACAGCATCAGCGATGTTGGCAGTTGCATCAAAAGTATATGCAAATCCATTACTACCTATCCATGAGGGACGTGCAGATGCATCGAAATAGCTTTTTAGTGACCCAGAAGCGGGTGTACTTGGTTTCGAACTTTGCGCTACTCCTAAAATAAATCCCAATCCTCCGGTTTGTATTAATGATATAGCACCCCCCACTGTTACAACTCCGATTCTATCTATGCTGAATTTACTCACTGATCCGACCTGAAAATCAGCTAATAATTGACTACCCGAGCCTATCGATGTTTCTGTCCTATTAATTTTAAAATCAGTAGCTCCAGCAGTGCTCGTTTGGGTATAGGTGGGTGTTATATTGACCCCGACAAAAACACCCGAGCTATTCGAGACAGCTAAGGCGGCCATAGCAATAGCCGTACCCGCTGATGTGAATGGGCGGTTGTTTATGCCAATACCAACATTCGTTCCTGTACTGGTTAGTCCACTCGCTATGAATGAACCCCCGGTAGAAGTTATGTTGCCAGAGAACGAAGCTGAATTATTGCTTGTAAGAGCACCTGTTAACGCACCGCCTGTTAATTGAAGATATCGGGCATCCCCAGTAGAATTAAAATCGGTTATACCATACCCCGATATGGTTGTAGGCTTTGTACCTATTTGGGCAAATGTATAGTCGTTGGATGCAGCAACTACGGCCCCGGTTCTACTAAATACTGAACTCACTGACCCACCACCTCCTGCTACTGCCGCTACTACATAGGCAGTACTCGCAGCTTGTGTGGTATTTGTGCCCGGCGAGGCAGTAGGTACCGTTGGTACTCCTATAAATGCGGGACTTGCCAAAGACGCAAAAATTAAAGCAGCGCTATCTTTATCTAAAACTAAATGCCGGGTTCCCCCATTCCATAATCGATATGTTAATGATGGCACACTCAATCTTGGCATAAGTTCAAACCCTGATATTTGTGCCTTACTAAATAGCGACAAAAGTAACAAAGGAATTATTAATAATTTTTTCATTACGATAGTTTATTTAAGGTAGTAATGAATGCCAATCCAGGTGTAGATGCCAAATAAGGAACTATGCAGTTATTGAAAATAGCCAGATTACCAATGTCTGAAGGGTGAATGCGCGAACCTGCTGTATCTGTAGACATATAATTGGTAGAATTGGTTCTGTCAAAAGAGCCCGTTCCTAAATCAATCCCAAATACAACATTTGGTTTTATAGAAGCGCTCGCTGTGATAATTTCTGCTATTGCTGCCCTATATTGCACATTCAAAGCCTCTGTAGTGTTATTCTCATTTAATGTAGGCGCAAGTAATAAAATAGGAGCATTACTTTCATTGTAAAACAATAAGTCTACAATTTCATTAATATTAGCTTTATAAGCAGCTTTTGAATTACCTATAATTGCAGAATCATTAGCCCCCAAAGCTATTACATATAAATTTGTTTTACTATCTAAATAAGTTCCGTTTCTAAAATAGGGCATATGGTCGTTGGTTGAAGAACCTGAAACTGACCTATTTGTTGGTATTGAAATACTTACGCCTTGTTTTCTGAGTTGATTTTTCATCAACTGGATATACATATTTTCAATTCTGGTCCCCGATGATCCATTATTTATGGAATCACCAACCATTTTAGTACGTATTTTGGTATTCTTAATAACCTCATCCTGCATGGTATATCCAGTATAATAAGCTGTTATAGCTGCATCGGTTGTTGCTGCATCTAACCATTTATAAGTATATATACCAATGGTATCTGCATTTCTAACTACCAATCCTATTTTAATATAAAAAGATTGATTTGCTGCAATTACAATAAATTGATTAAACTGCGGGAAATTGTTAGTTGCTGTCTGTAATGAAATCCTGAGCAATAGGGATATATTTGAGGTTATCCAAATCCCTCCAACATAATTAGAATATGGAAATGATGGGGATAAAACAGAAAACCTATATCCCGATACTGTATTTGCATCTACAGTTGCTTTAGTTATTGTTGTTGCTACAGCAACAGGTTGTAGACCACTTCTTATGATTGAATAGTCTGACATCGATTGATTTAATTCTGATTTAAATATATCCCCATCTGGATTATTTACTGCTAATGCTGCTAATGCCATGATTTAATTTGCTTGTTGAGGTACGTTTCTAATTAATATTCCATTATAAAATAAATACTCTGTTGGATTTCCACCACCATTGACTTCATCAGCCTTTACATAAAATATCTTATATGCTGATCCGGATAACTGTGAAGCCATTTCCGAATAACTATTTACAGTTATGAGTTGAGTGCTTCCGCCTCCCGATGATATCCCTGAAATGCCTCGATATCTTATTTTTATATATTCTCCTGTATTTATATTATCTTGAAATACTACAACACCTGTTGTAGTATTTACTGTTACTTGATTACCAATAGGCGTTCCTGATGTTACGAAGTATTCTATTCCATCGCGCCAAACGCCGTCTATATATTTATTAACAATATTAGCACTTGTAAACGTGGCGCTCGTTCCGTTCCCCGAATTATATGTAATACTGCCTGGGGAAAGTTGTCCTATGAGTTGATGCAGCAATGCCGTAGAGGCTAATTTTGTAGTACTATCAGTTTGTAACTCGGTTACCCCCGATATAGATCCATTAATTAAGCCCGGAGCAGTTCCCGTAAATTTAAATGCATATCCTTTATCCGAATTAATATCTGTTCTAAAACTCGCATAATCTGTAGCCGTTGTTATGGTATGCTTATCCCAAAATGCAGATGTCTGTCCGGTCGATAACCCTGTTTGATTTATATTACCTTCTACATTTATAGTAGCATATTTTACTTGATTTGTATCTGAAACTATTAAAGAATCCTTAAGCTTTAATAATGCTGTTATTTTCCCATTTATAAATCGTCTTTGACTTGTATCTGATCCGGGAGCGGCTGGCAGAAGTGCTACAGAATATAATAGGTTAGATCCCGATGGTGCTGTAATTAATATGGGTTGTGTATTATTAAATCGACTAATTCTATTTATATTTAAACCGCCTGCGTGTAAGGAGGCTACGCCGCTGAATCCAATTAATGCAGAAAAATTTACATTCCCTTTAACAGTTTGCGTTGGCCCATTTAAATGCAATAACTTCGCGAATGCAGCTGCAGTATCCGCAATGTTAACTTTTTTTCCCATAAGGCTATCCACATATCCCCAATTAGGTATCCATAAAGAATCAAGATGGCCTACTGCTGAATAACTTCCCCCATATGAGACTCCTTTATTACCTTTACTGTCTTTTAAAATAATCGAATTTGTAGTATAACCAATCGATGCATTATCTCCAAAAGAAATAAATTGATCATTATTTGTATTGTTTTGTAATCCAAAAAGTGTCCTGGATGGTGTTATTGCAAAACCAGCAGCAAAGTTATTAGCAGTATTACTTAAAGTCACACCAAATGCTGAACCATTAATTAGCATTTGTGAAACAGTATTAATAGAGTTATCTGTTAAGGAAAAAATAACTGCTTTTTGATCGCCAGAAAATATAGTGAATGGGTTGGTTAATAGGCCTCCCCAATCAATGGTTCCTGAATTATTGGTTAATCCATTACCTGGTATAAGCCTATATTTTGCTAAACTATCATCTAAACTATAAAGTGTATTCGATCCCCATAACCATCTTATCTGTTTAGCCCCAGAAAAAGATCTTGTCTGCGGGGTAACTGGCGGCGAACTCGACCAAGGCGTAGTCTGAGAAAAAGCTTGTATAGAAAAAAGTAAAACGCAAAATATCAAATAAATTCGTTTCATAATGCTAAAGATAATTATTTATAATGTTTTTATTTCATTAATTTTTGCGCTTGTTATATTTAAACTTATATCACCCGGAGTATATGCGCCACCCACAGCAGCAATCGCAGCAGCAATCGCAATTAATTGGTCTTGCATTTTTACAATTTGAGCCTGCAATCCGGCATTAAGAGCAGCATACCTAACCGCGTTATCCGCGTTACCACCTATCTCATAGGTACCATCCGCTTTCATCCAGGTGTAAAAAACTTGTGAATAAGTTTTACCATCGGGATTAAGTTTCATTGCAAACATGCGCTTTTCTCCAGGGGCGGCAAGCAAATTTATATTAAGGCATCCTATTATTATCGGCTGTTCATCTGATTCAGTCTCGGCATAGATCACGTCCATACCTTTAAGTGGTACACTATCGTCTCCAAAAGGCGATATCTGTTCCGCTGTGGATGCCCCATTTATCGTAAAAGCTTTAACCAGGCGCTGCCCAATTGAATTTAAGGTGCTATCAAAAAATTTACCTAATGTGATCATCCGAATATATTTTGAGGCTCATCGCCAGTAAATGTTTCTGCCAATACTAATACCCCTGTCATGGTTTTACGTTCTGAGCTTTGTTGTATCACCGTGCTTTCCAATACCATACGGGCGGTATTATTTATGAATATTTCCGGATTAAGCACTTCTATGATATCACCCACACTTATCTTTTCCCAATGATCAAGCGCGAATAAAACCCTGATATTTTTAAGTTCTGCGGCCCGCATATTAAGCGCGGCCCTGTTAGTATCGTAAAATGACAGTTTTGTTAAACGTCGAACCAGAGGGCGGTAAGCCAAGACCAAAGGATTTTTAACAGTATTAATTGATTCTATCTTAAAGATTCTACCCTGCCCATTCGATTCTGCATCAGGATTTGTTATTTGGCCATTATCCTCTTCGCCTTCAAATGAATTTTCACCTTTACTTCGGGAGGGTTGCCTGAGGCAAGTAATATCACTATGTATCTTGGTACCATCTATAGCTAACTCCATTTCGAGAGTATTCTCGCCGGTAAGCGTAAGTTTAGTCGGCGCGGAAATATCGGGTCTGAACAAAATCACATTACCGTGGATATCGTGACTGATCACAACATTCTTTTGATTAGCTACTTTACATAAATAATCTTTTATAGTTTCATCAACTTTAGCTACTGTCTTGGCGATTAACTGCAATGATTCTTTTGCCACAACGGGATAAGTAATCGCATTCAAATGGAAAGGAGTAATTAGCCGGGCCACAATCTGCGCTAAGGTTCTATTATTGCTTTCGAGAGGGTATAGTGAATACGGAATTTGACAATCATCCAAAACGCCAGGTAAGCTATACCCTGATATCTGTACAAGATTATTTTCTTTAGAAGATTTAAAACTATGGTGAGTGATAGTTCCAGTCATGATCAAGCCATCATCATGAAAAAATTCTATTTTATAATAACTGAGCGGTTTAAAAAGTACTTTATGATCAGGATTATTTTGATCATAGAAAGCTGTAAAAGTAAAAACGCTGGCAATCGTATCCAGGGTCGTACTGATTACGACAGCATTAAAATAATTATAAAATTTATCGTTTACTTTAATGGTCATATGTAATATTTTATCTGTGTTCCCTTTGGCACCAAAAATACGCTACTATTTTTCAGATTATTAATTGTTCGAAACGTTTCGATATTTGCATCGGCAACATCCAGACCCATATATTTATGTGTCAGCACTACTAATTGCGCATCTACAGTAAGCAATACCAATCGTTCTACTTTTGCGTTAAATGCTACTGTATTTAAATTATAAAGTGCTTGCAATACAACATCCTGCAAAGCGGTTTGAGTTTCTTGGCTGGCACTGAAGGAGTTATTGATATCACCAATCTCTACATAAGAGACATCAAGAATAATGAGATAATCTGCATACATATCTTGCAAATTATTTGCTACAGCTACGACCTGATCCCGGGTAATATAATCACCCGGAAGTGGAGTTGTTATAGCCTGAGCCAAAGAACATACAGAGATACCGGCAATTGTCTCAAAGAAAGCTTTATTATTTTTTGTATTAGCATCAGTTAATAGTCTAACCGCGCTGTTATAAATGGCTCCGATCATTTGAATACGCAAACCTACGGAGAGCTCAAATTTAGATGGTTGCAATATTACATTGTGCACAGCTGTAATAGCATCAACCGGGGCCAGTATCAAATTGTTAACCGTATCCATCATGGTATTCACATCAGTAATAAAACTGGTGTAATTTATCTGGTCAACTGATTTCTTGATAATAGCTGTAATATCAGTAGCAAAGTCTGTAGCCATTGAAACATCAGCTGGCTTCAAATTTACTTTGGAAGCATAATTAATAGGAGATATGGTGTGAAAGATAGTTTGTAGCTTAACTACCTGATCAGCTGTAGCAATAAATACTACTGGAAAAGTTGTCGTAATAGTTTCCCAAAAATCTATGGTTATCTCAGTAGCATTTAATTTAGCATCATTACGCCGGATACTGATAGGTTGCCCGGTAATGTCTCCATATTGAGGATGCCTTACTACCCAAGCCCGCGGGTCATTAGCTGACTTATCAAAAGCATCTGCAGTTTCAATATTTTGCGCACCCTGGAAATAAAATATCAACTCGAACTTGCGGGCTCTAACTAATTTACGGGTAATAAGCGCCCCTGGCTGATCTATAAATTCAAAAGTTGCCGCGTTAAATTCTTTTATAGTTTCATAGTTGACTGGTAGGTCGGGGGTATATAGCTTACCGTCACCAGTCCGGATAGTAAAAATGGTATTTTCAACATTATCTTGCCAGCCCATAATTTAATTGAATCTTATACAATTATAAGTATAATAAATGCTAATGCGATTACCTTTCTTATCTCCAAAGACGGTTAATTTGTTTTTGCGCTTCTATATTAAAATACATGGGTATTCTTATAGTAGTTTTTTCGGCAGCTTCCCGGCTAAAATGTGTAGCTGATATTTCTTTATTGCTTCCAGATCTGCTAACATAAATAAGTTTGGACCTGATTTTAATTTTACCTTTTTTAGATTTAGAAATGCCTGTAACCAATCGATAGAAATTACGGCCATTAATTTTTACTTTTTGAAGCTTTCCCATACTAAGCGCCATATATGCTGCCGCTACAATTCTGCTTTTTGCAGTACCATTATGGGTAAAAACACCTTTGATCGTATTGGCGTTCTTCCAGCGTCTTTTACCAGCTACAGTATTATCCAGACTACCTCCTGTACGAGCTGCTTTCAAATAATCTAAACCTTTATCTATTTTGCCTCCTTCTTCCTGGATTTCCATATTAGCAACCGCTGTACGAGCCTTCAGTTCGTTCTTACCGCCTCCTTCCGCAGTCATGCCTACTTCGGCCTGCATGGAATTTATATTCCATCCTGTGGCCCTATTGACCCCTGAGAACCTTTTAAAGAATGTAGGGGACCGCCTGATAAAGTTTTTAGTAGCTGATTCGTCGAGCGTACGTGTCTTAACATCAAAAGCCGCGGCATTAAGTGTACCTCGGATTGCCAGAGGTAATGCCGATTTATGTAGTTGTTCCAGTTTATTCACCAGCACTACACAAGCCTGTGTATTAACATTAAAAACATTTTGCATTGCCATTATACAAAATATAAATCAATAATTTGAGAAGGCCAATCAGTTGGTGATGACATTCCCGATATTATGCGCGTATCGGCAATATATGCCGGCATAATCATTTTCTGCTGATTATCACCATCACCATTAGTCACATACATTGTTAAATATTTTGGAACTGTAGGAACCACGGTGGTAGTTAACGGTAAATAAAAGAATGGGTCTGATCCTAAAATATCACTCGCTGAAAAAGATAAATGCCCAGAAGCCGGAGTACCACCTCCAAAACTATATGCTTTTACGCCAACTTGATTTAAAATTAATAACAGTTCATCACCCGAATTAAATCCAGTAGGCGAGGTAAATGGATAAGAAGGAGAAGATGTTGAGCCTTTAAAAGTATAGGTTACCGCCGGGTTATATGTACCTGCTACTTTTGCAAATATAAAATATTTATCCGGTAGCTTTGTAATATCCAAGTTAAGCCCAAATGTAGTGCTGGCAAGCGTTAAATTCTGTTCAATATCATTTTGAATATTAGGCAATTTTTGTAAAGCGGAAAGAAATTGATAGGTTGTAGCTTCATTATCTGGAATACCATTAGTACCTCCCAATACTACATCTATTATTTTAAAAATATTTACCAGTACATCATTATAAACCTGTTCTACAACGGCTGTGCCTTGTTGAGATCCTGTCTCATTAATAATAGAGCCATCTGGATAGTCAGCATTTATTAATATAGGAGTTAATAACTGATTATCTTTTAGTGATCTCATAATTGAACTACCTCCAAGTGTACTTTTAAATTTTGAATAGAAGAAGTTATTTCAACAATTGACCAGGAAAAAGTAGTTGATGTTAACGGTTTAAAAACCGGAGAACCTATATCATTGTCGAAATTGATATTACCCGCTGATTCAATTGATGAGTTGACCTTAAAATTTACACCGGTCATAGCGTGCGCAAATGTAACCAATACTATACTTTCGCCGGTAGCTGTTAATGTAACCTGCGCCGAAATTATATCTCCTGAGCAAGTTAAAAAGGTGCCAACGGGCGTTCCATTCACATCTAATCCTGTAAACCAACCTATGTTCTTTATGGGACTTGAAAACCCATCAAGTGCGGTTTTATCAGCAGCGGACATTAGTCCTGGCGTACTATGCGTAGCAAAATAAGGAATCGCTGCGGTAGAATCTGTTACGCGTTTCGTAAAAATGTATTTATTACTTGCGGGAGTTGTAGCCAATGTAACTGAAGTTCCGGTATCCTCAGCTGCGTTGTTCGCTGCTTTCAGATAGGCATTTTCATTAACTACAACGTTTATATTATCCGCTGTAACAAGCCTGATCAGCTGTACTCCACCGGAAGTACGAACCAGCATTACATAATCTCCGTTTTTATACTGGCTTGTAAGCGCTATATTCAGCGCGGTAGGTCCGGTACCTTTAATTTGGGTTTCTGTGGCATAATCCGCACCCGCTTTGCAAATTAGTTTTTCATTAAGTTGCAATATCTGCAATGCTGTAGGTATTTGTAGAACACCAGTAGTCGTAGTAAGCGGTAATATAAAATCTGATTTTGAAGCCAGCGCTTTACAAGCTTGTACAAATTGATAACCATTAACTTCATTATCAAAGTCAGCGTTAAAGGTAAGACCAGCTAAACGCATCAGTTTATCAAAAAATTCATAAATATCACTGGTTGTAACCTGTATAAGCGGAAAACCGTCACCAGTACCCGAATCATCTTTAACCTGCCCATTCGGGTAAGCTGTAAGATTTGAATCATCAATATTCGCCTGGGTATTTTTACTGATTGCCATGCCTTAAATTTAAGTAAAATTTACAATTAAAAAAGCAACTGTATGCGCAGGTTTTAATTTTAATATTAAACGCCTGAACTCTGTCTGCCTGTATTGACTTACATTAGCTAATGTACTTATAGTTTCCCCTGAAATAAAAAAAGTAGGCCATAAATTACCACCTAAATTATATTGCTCTGGTCTTTCCTCATTAGCTACTACTTGGTAAGAAGCGCCGCCTAATTGCGTTTGTGATCCTAATTGCGTTTGTGGCGCTATAAATCGTAATTGCGTTGTTGCAGTAACTGTCCCTAATATATCAGCAGGTGTTTTCTGATAAAGATTGCCCCCACCATCAAAAAAAATATTTTGATAAACACGCACATCAAATCCGGCCTGCCTGAGCATTCCTTCTATGTACGTAGGTGATTGCCGGCCCAATAAGTTTTGCGGAAACGCCATGGCCTGATAAATATTAGCCATGCGCTGTTGCAGAGTAAGCGAAGCATTAAAAGGTATTCCGTACCTGTATTCCCACAAATCTGCGTCTCCCGAATCGAAATTTATATTATCGGGGAATGTCGCATCTATAGAAGCCGCAGCATCTAAAGCCATTTGTACCAACGAAAGATTTATACCGGCATGTAGCGCTGCAAACTTACCTCCTTCCGGGAGATTCCATGCCCGTCCGGTAGGATAAAGGAGAGCCACCATCTTAAAGAAATCTACCTGAGTAATAGTGGTAGTTTGTGGGAGACGATGCGGCGTACTGAGCCCGTGTGGGGTGTTTAAACCATGTTGCGTGCTATCGTCAGTTACCTGATACATCTTAATTGTAAGTTACATTTCTTAAATAAGGAATATTAGCCAGAGAAAAAGTAAATATATTTATTGGTACCCCATTCACAGACATGGTAAAAGCTAAAAATGTATTTGAATTACCTATCGTATCATTAACCACCGACTGTAACCGTACCGCTGTCAATGCATTATTTTGATCTCGCGGTAAATCGGCGCCGGCTATATAAGGCCGAATAGCATAAAGATAAGTTTGCAAATTAGTTGATATAGCCGCAGTTATTGATGGGCTGGTAGTTTGTAATCCTGTAATTATAACATCAACCGGTATCGGATTAATAGGCAATACTTCCAAATTAGCCTGAATAGGTAAACGCGCTCTTCCGATTGTTGGTACCGTCGTATCTGGATTAAAACGGATAACTGCGTCAACGTCGGTTAATAAACCCGCTGACGGCGTACCGTGGCCGTCTGTACTGTCCGCTGTAACAGCCTCTACATAAACTTGTACCGTTCCGGCTTCCCCGTTTTTAACATAAGGAAAAACCCGGCGTACCCCATTAGCATCAGAACTCCATAACATATAATCTGTTTTAGAACCGCCCTGGGGTTGTAACCTGATCGCATTTAATATAGCTTGCCGGTAAACCTCTGTGGGCTCAGCATCAACCGGAGACTGCGTAACATCTGTAATCGTGATGCTGCTATTTACCCCGAGTATCGGAGCTGTAGGGGTTAGCGTATCTCCTATGTTTAATAGGTAAACCAAGCCATTGTTTAATGATCGAATAGTAATGGCACCGGTACCAGCTGGCAACGTATAGGCGTTATCAATAATGAAAAGATTACCCGGCGCATTGCTGCCACCATCCGATAAGAAAGTAGTACCGGCATCAATAACGCTTCCGGCTATGCCCGTAACTTCGGCTAAGTAAATACCCTCTGTCGCAGGGAAAGGTTGTCTGTTTAAGTATATCTGTCCTTGGCGTTCTAACGTGCCGCCATTAACTGCGGTATCCGCTGTATCTGGAAACTGGTTATTTTGAATATCGTTGAGATACAGATATAGTAATTTCAACTGCGCAGCCAATACAGAACTCATTGCATTAATAACAAATTTTATTAATGCAGATAAAATACCTAAACTGGTTTTAATATCCGTTACCAATTTGGTATAAAGCTGCTGTATGGATGGGATAGGTTTGCTCATATCGTTTGGTTACTGATTAATTCGCCCGAGGCATTGTTCCAAATAAAACTCACAGTTACATCTTGGTTATTAGGTTGCGTAAGCGTTGCTGTCAGTTGTATTTTATTAGTAGCTAAAATTACAACATTTGTAGTTATGTTGGCTATTGATTTTAAATATTGTAAATCAGCATCAAAAGCCCGTTGAATAGCTACTCTACCTGAGCTGTTAAGCACATTTTGTCGCAACGCTAATTCGGTTTGCGAGTTAAACTGGCTTCCCGGATCATTAGGGAAGAGCAATGGATTGGCCCACCAATCTTCGCGGATAGTTCCGGCTGGTTCATTTCCTAACGTAGAGGCTTCTATATTCCCCCCAAATGCCGCAAGATAAACCTGGTTATACAGATATTCAATTAAAGCAATATCATCGCTCTGCACCGCTAATTCACCGCCTGAGCCTGCTTCGTAAATAAGTATGTCTTGCGTTATCATTGTTTCCCTGTTGTTGAGCCTTGGTGAAGCGATACTGGTATATGTGCCGGTGTTATTGTTTTTGAATTATCAATATGTCCGCCTGGATCATTGATGTGCAAATCGATACGATTATTCGTCTTAGTTGTATCTGATTTAAGTGTAGCATCTTTTTCCGTTAACTGCGGATAAGTTTTAGCGTCTGGATTAGCCCCATACATTTTCGCAAAGCGAGTAGCCAGTGCGTTATCCGAATAATCAACTCCTGGAATATATTTTTTTTGATCAGCTACCCATTTTTCATAGGCCTTTTCTTCTTTCATATCCCCAACTCCGCCATTAAAAAATGGAGTTTTATTTGAATCACCACCATAGTGGTGTTGGCCAGCCTCGTATTCTTTAAATGCTCCCCATAATGACCATCCTGCCATAGCTGCTAATGCCGCTGGAATCACAAAAGTAGCTAAGGTCGCAAAGAATCCAGAAGCTGCGGTTTCGGCTAATGCAAACTCGGCTGTAACACCAGAAAGCGCACCCCCAAAACCCGTTACGGTAACAGCTTCGGTAGCTAAAGAAGTCGTGGCCACCGCAGCACTTTCAGCAAGCATTAGTTGATATCCGGCCCATAATTTCATAACCGATGCTATCCCGGATACCGCAAACGCTAAAGGCGCTATGATTACCAATAAAGAACCAATCGCGCCTACCGTTAATAAAATAACCTTAGCTAATGTTGGATTATTATCTATCCATTTACCAAACCATTCGACTACGGGCTGTAACATTTTAGCGAGATTTACCAACACCGGCAATAGCGCTGCGCCTACTTTTATGCCGAAATATTCCATCTCGTTTTTTAAAAGCTGTGATTGCGCTTTCATGGTATTAAGTTTATCTGCATATGCAGCCGCAAGATCAATTTCACTATTTGCCATCCCCGCAAGATTGTTATTATAGGCTGCTTTACCGTTGCCGGTTAGCGAAATAACCGCAGCGAACGCTTGTACTTTACCCCACGCCTTAGCTAAGTTAACCCCGCGTTTTGTGCCCATATCCTCTACGGCTTTCATGGCATTTCCGAGATTTCCAAATTTGATAATCAATTCTCTTACATCCTTAACTCCCAATTCGTGAAACAAATATTTCATACGGGTAGTTGGTTTTTCTAAAGCAAATACCGATGATCTCACCTGATTCATAGCTTGCGAGGCTGGTTCGCCCATTACCGTCATAGCTGCAGTGGCCGCTAAAAAGTCATTCAATTTTACACCCCCTGCATGTACCACATTAGCTGTTGCGCCAAAGGACTCCGACATTCCATCGATAGTTGTCTTACCAAGACGTACGGTTTCGAAAAGCATTGATGCAATCTTATTGGTGCTTAACCCTTCATCCCGGAAAACATTGATAGCACTGGTAAGCGCATCAGCTGCCTGGGTGGCTGTTCCGCGACCTGCTGTACCTAATATCGCGGATTTATTTAAAACATCCAAAGCCTGAGCTGCCGGGACGCCTGCGGATCTTATCTTATAAAGTGCATCGGTTAAATCGTGCAAAGGCATCGGAACTTTTACGAATACGTCCAACACTTCTTTACCCATCGATACCATACTTTCTTTAGTAGTATCAACCAAAGTAGCAACAGTAGCCATCTGATCTTCAAAATCAATGGCCTCCTGCACCGCGCGATGTAGCGGAATCATGATAGCTGCGCCCATAACCCCGGCGGCTATTCCTATCTGAGAAGCGTTTGTTTGGATATTCTGCATACTGCGGGACATTGCAGCATATTTTTTTTGAGTTTCAGTGGCAAACTTAGAAACATTGCCACCCATTTTTGATACTACAGAACTTAATCTGTCAACGGCAGTAAATATAGTGGGTACGGTTAATGCTGCCATTATTTTTTATTTAACGCCTTGATGGCCTCCTGCTGTCTTTCTATTTCATTATACCAAAATATAATACCATGATAGTCTTTAGCATCAACAAACATACCTTCGATATACTGAGGCGATGCCCAACTATAATTACTGCACAAAGGCAATATAGCATTGTCCAGGCTTGCAGCCTCGCCGGGACCTACTGAAAAAGCCCCACTACCTCATCGATAGTTTGAATATCTGTCTTACACTCGCTGATCTTATCCAATAAAGCTACCGAGCCTATGCCCGTATAATAAGTACTTAGGATATTAGCAAAACCAATCGGGTTTTTACCAATATCAAACCCCTTTGTTAGTTGGGCCAGTGTGCTTTTCGTGATACGGGTTTTAAAAACGATCTTCTCCGTATTGAAATTACCACCTTCACTTAACAAAGGTTTTTTCAAAGTTAAAACAGGCGCATCCAAATCGGATAGATCAAGTAGCCCGCGTTTAACCGCTTTAAGGATATTTCTAAAATCCTTTGGGATGTCCAAATACTGATCAGATGCACGATCATCGGATATCACGATATCCTGATGATATTCAATAAAAGCCTTGATCTCGGGAATTGCGGCTTCTTCGGCTACTAAAAATTGTTCGCCTTGTACTTTTTCGATTTCTTTAGTCATGAGGGTTTTTATTGGGTATTATGATATTAATTCCAGCTGTCCGCTGCCTTGTACTTTTAAAGGCATTGTGCCGGTATTACTGTCAAATTTAAGTTCACCTATAGGAGTTCCTAAGCCTTTATAGATAGCACCGGAAATCATCTCCCAGGTCCAGGTAGAAAGTTGAGGTTGGGCTGCGAGGGCTGCAGTTCCATCAAATTCATTCCCGCTAACCATATCTACGGCCACGGGGCCATCACAACTCCAGGGTTCTACCGATTTCACGATTATAGCCTGGCCGTTACCGGTCATGGTTATCTCATTACGGATACCGCCTTTATCCAAGTTAAATGATTCTTTGGCTTTTGGAGAAAACCTGAAAGATCCTAATACAGGATCGGTACAGGTTATTGTTTTTACGTCACCGGCTATGAAACTCATCGTTTGATTTTTTAAGTTTTAAATATTTTTGTTAAAAACCAACAGTTACGGTAGTCGATTCTATTTCGCTCGTACCTGTACGTTTATAGCTAAAGGTAGTATTAAATCGATTAGGATTTACCGAATCAATTTCAACTGCCAATGATTTCTTACTGAAAGCCGGATCGGTGATCAAACCTAAAATAGCCAGCGTATCGAAATAGGTGAAAAGAACCGCTTTCCAATCGGACGGCCTGATCACATCCTGCACTGAAGTATATTGCCCATCGGCGATAATAGTTTTATCGCGAAGCGTGCTTATCTCCAGCAAGGTGTACCCATATTTCACATTCCAATCAATGTTCAGGTACCTGGCCTCGTTAAATACCAAAGGTACTTCACCAGTAGGATGGTATGTGGTAACCAAATCCTGTACCTGATAAGCACCGTTTATTAATGTTACCGTGCTGCAGCCTTTTGTTTTTAAAAGATTACGATTTGTATAATTAGCGAGATCCCCGATCAAATTACTCGCTGGAGCTGTAATATCTGCGTATGAAAGTCCCGCTACCGTAAGATGCGGTGTTGATTGGGCTACTACAGCAAATAGCAAGCACATAGCTGCTGCCACCTCATAAGGCATATTGCCACTTGAAGGAGCCGGGCATAGTATGTTGGTTACTTGGGCTATCCTGCCAACTGCATCCGTGATGGCTACTAAATCTGAAGCTACCGGATCTGTCGAACCGAAGAATGCCATAAAAGGCATAAATACCATTGGCTGATATTGCCCGGTAGGGTTGATAGGATCAGGTACTCCGTTAAAAGCTTCCAAAGCAGCGACTTGCGCTACTCCATAGCTGTTAACAACCAGGGTGTACCATTTTGCCTGAAACTGTGTTAATGCAGTCGCTATTGATGGTGATCCGCTGCCTGCTGTAGTTGAAGTGTTGGTATAAGTCAAACCAATAGATCCGCCATTAACATCTATTATTGCTGTTAGGTCTGCCGAAGTTAATCCAACCCATTTTGAAGTAAGTGTTAGTGTACCTACGGGATAAGTTCCTGGGGTATTGGTGATAACCGCAGATGCACCGGTACCTGTCTGTACAACCGGTGTGGTCACGCCAACAGAAGTAGAAGTAAACACTACGGTATTTGAGGTCACAGTGCCTGTGGCAAAACCAGTTAAAGTTCCTGAGTAAGTTCCTGTGCCTGTTCCCGGGCCGGTAGCCGCACCATTAGCCAAACTGGCGAATGCTGACGCTAATTGAGCTTGCGTAGTCGTGCCTGTAGAGGTGTAGGTTAGCCCCCCAAGAGTAACTGTTTGCCCGGCTGTCAATGACGTAGCTGAAAAAGCAACGGATGAAGTGCCTGCAGTTCCAGAGGTACTCGATTGTGTTGCAACAACCGGCGACCCTAATACCGCATTGATCGCATTAAAATATTTAACTACAATAGTGTTACCGAACTCGCCGGCAACGATATTTATAGCATAAGGCGCAAAATCAACAGATTCGCGACCAGCAATATTGATATAATGGGTTTTAGCAGTTGATGCTACTCCGGTAATTGTCCAAACAATAACAGTTCCGGTTCCACCTGGCGCAGCTAATTGGGCCATTATCCAAACAGGGATACCTCCGATATTTGGAAACAACTGGCGAGCAATAGCGTGTATGGGGCTTCCGTAACCATAGGTAGCACCAGCTTGCGCAGCAGATGTTATCTGGACTGGTGTGGTTACAATAGTGCTCTGATTAGCGGTATTCGCCTCTGCCAGTACAACTATTTGCTGTGGCAAATAGGGAGTAGCTGAGCTAAAGTTTCCCTTGTTTATCTGATATCCAGATGTACGGCTCACATCGTTTGATGGCACTGCTGTCGAGATTCCCATTTTTAATATTTTAACTGTTTATAAAAACGTATTGATAACCTTTATCTGTTAATGCTATAGTAACAGAACTATTATTTTCTTCTAAAGGTACCCCGGTCCATTCCTGGGCGGTTTCCTGAATCCTAACCGCGATTTGCAATTGCGCAAAACTGGTATATCCGGAATCCTCCTTTTTAGATTGAACTGCTTCACCTATGGTAAACTTCTCTACATAAGTACCGCCAACAAGACCTTTGAGCCCCAAATCCCGGTATTGCGCTGATCTGAATATATAACCAACCATACCGATAAATTTTTGCAACCTGAAAGACGATTCTGCTGAATTTTTACCAGATGAGTAAAAATCAACTAAGTAAATAGTATTTCCTTCAGCTTCTGATTGCGTCATTTCACTATATGTTGCTCCTGATGTCATAACATTTATAGACATGTAATCAACATAATTCGCAGGTATCAAACTTTCCGATAGCACAATTACGTCCTCTGGAAAAACTATATTTCCTTGCCTGGTTTTCTGAGCGGTAAGCTCAGTCAATATAATGGCCCCAATAGTATCTCGGCAAATCTCAAAGCCTTGTTTAGGTATGATACCCGCGAGTAGTGATGCCATTATAGTTGTTTACCAAGTATTAAAACTACCAATCCTAATGTTGCATTCGGATGATCTTCTGTTATTTCAAAGACTCCTGCCATCCCGGCAGTGTCTGATACTATCACTTTATGCCCTATCAAGCTTATTAAACCCCTGGTATTTTTATAAGGGTAAGCTCCGGCTATTAATTGGCTTTCTGGTATGTCGAATGAATTTGAACTACTATTAACCGGTTTGTTATTCCGTAAATCCTCAAACACCATCCAGGTGCCGGTTCCTAAACCTGTTATAGCAAGCGTGGTTGAATTATCCGGAGTAGATAGCGTTGCGGTAACGGAAAATCCGTTTATCGCATTGCCAGCTATACTCGCCGCTAATCCCCGCGCGTGCTGTAACAGTCCTCCTACCATTTAGATAAGCGGTTTCATTTTTTTCTCTTTGGCGGTTTCTACCTCTTCGGATGCTGACTCGCCTTCGCTATCATCTACCTCTTCGACAGGTGCCTCAACCTTAGCTTTAGCATTTGTCTTAGTTTTCGGATCTTCATATGATTCAATATACCCCTCCTTAAGAGAAGCATTTGAATCTATTAGATCGGCATCTTCCAAAATATCTCCATAATTGGCTAACTGACCGTTAGCCTTTAGGATGCCTACTACTTTTACTTTATAACTCATGATTACTGGGTTTGAATTGTGTACAAACGGTCAACAGACTTCGGAATCGGAAGCGGGGCTGATTCGATATGAAATTCCCATGATTTTTTGATCGGGTCGATAATATCATAAATCATGAACTCACCTTCCATTGGCGCGATGTATTGACCTGTGAAACTATTGCCCATAACTGTAGGCAATCCTGCAAATGTGGTATTACCCACAAAATCCTGGGGTATTAAAATAACCAGGTTAGGATTTATATAATCAGTTTTAGTTCCGTTATCTGCTTCGTAAAAATCTACATAAGTCCAGATATTAAAGTTAAAATAACCTGCAGCTACGCGGCCATGGAATGCCATACCGGTAACTTCGTTCAATATCGGGCGACCGATATCAGCTAACCTGAATTGGCTGAATATCTGACGTTCAGTTTGAACTTTGGTTGATAATGTGAAATTTGCGAATGCTGTTGCACCCATGATCACATCGATCTCGTTTCCACGGGAAAGACCTTGTTTTTTCATGAAATCGCCACCAGCAGCAAGATCAGCAAGCGGGTCTGCCGTAGGAGTTGCACCGGTTAGATTAGCTGCTAACCAACGAGTACCGCCGGATAATACCGGCATACTGCCTGCCTGGCGTTTGTAATCGATGCTATCACCGTTTACCATAGAAACGGTACCGGTCTGCAAAACAGAAGCACGGTATTGTTCGGTAGCACGACGGATCTTATTTTTGCAATCTTCCAGATATTCAACTGTGGCATCGATCAACCCATTAGCCTGTGGGCCTACCGGAGCAACACCCATACCGAAAGTTACTTTGTAAATATCAGTAGCGGTGAAATTGAATGCCTCAGAGAAAAATGGATTTTTGAAAATCTTCTGAGTGTAATTGTTAAAGGTGTTCATGTTCGACTGAGTGCCGCGTAAAACATCTTTAGCAACAAGTAACCTGGCACGTTGCGCTTTATAGGTTACTTCAAAACCGGGATAGGTTAAGGCCGGGAAAAATGCAGAGAGGCCCATTGCTGGTTCCTTGCTGTCACTGAACGACTCGATAACCGATTGGGTTACGCCGTATGCTGCTTGGTTTAAATCCATTTTTAGTTATCGATTTTTGTGTTGTCAATTCCGGTGCGATCCATTGTGAATCCTATCCCGTTTAATACATCCTGAAATGCCTTGTTACCTACTACCGTGTCAAAGGTGGTATTTGGCGACAAAATAATGTAGTTAGCATCAATATTGCCGTGAATTACCACGCTGATAGCTGAAGTTCCATTATTAGCCAAAACTACTGTTCCTTCTACGATAGTAAAACCGATCACATTCGCCAGATTACCTGTAGTATCGCTGGTTGGCACGGTACCTGAAGTACCGGTTGCTGTAGTCAGCGTAATATTTGGTGTTGCAGATGCAAAATATTGACCCTCAGCATTGGTAGTAGTACCAATATAAGTTCTATAGCTTAAAGCTCCCGGTACCGCGGTACCTGCAACAGCTATACTTGATGTTGAACCGGTAGTAGTTACGCTTGCTTCAGCTGACCCGGTAGTTTCGCCATAGACTGTAAGTGCAGTTTGTTTAACAAAATAAGTGTTAGCTGCTAAAGTACCTCCTGTGGTCGAGCCGGTAAGTACCGGAAGCGCCGGAGCGCCAACAGGACCGAGTACCGGAATCACCTGATTAGGCGTGGTTGTATCGCGGGCAACAGGAATAGCTCCTGTTAAACTAAATGATAAACCAGTATTGTTTTTGAAAGTAGCCGGTATGAACCTGTTATCAAACAGGCAAAAGTGGCTTAACAGGAAATCAACGGTAAGCTGATTGCGTGTATTTGTGCGGGTAGTGATTTGTACTGCCATGGCTTAGTTTGCGTTAATTTTTGAGGCATTATACTTTTCAAGAGTGATGCCTTTTTTAACCAACGCCGGGAAGGTTAAAGAAAACTCTTTCTCATCTGCGATTTGTTTTGCTGTTTTTTCAACAGCGATTTCAGTTACGGCCTCTGCAGGTATGATAGCCCCTGTGCTGTCGCGTTTGATAGCTTCAAGGCTTGAACCTTTAGCAGCTTTAACTAAAAACTGAGCTTGTTCAGCAGAACTTACAGTTTTGCCAGAAGCAATGCCTTTTGTCACAGCTTCAGAATCAATTTCATGATAAGCCATCCAGGTATTAACGCGATCCTGCTCCGCTTCGATGCCTGCGGTAACGCCGGCTGTTCTGCCAGCAGCCAATATCTCGGCATGAACCGTTGGGTGCTGTGCTAATAATTCTGCTGCTGTCATAGCTTTGTTTTGATTGTTATTTAATGGGTTAAAGTTATTTTTTTGTTTTGACAATTCCAAAATTTTATTTATGGCGTCATTTTTAGAACCGATAGCGTCAACCATGGTACCTATAACTTCGCTTGCCGGATACATCTTTCCAGTCATTTGAGAGTCCATTATCAGGGGGCGACTGGCCCTTGTAGATGCTTTAAACTCCGCATGTAAACTGTTAGCGCGTTTCTGTAATCCGGAAGTATCCGCATTATTGATCGCATCTTCTTCGGCTTTGTTTTTGTCCGGAGCTGTAGAAGCATATATTAAATACTCCACTTCACCGTTGCCGTTTTTCTTACCATTTGGAACTCCGGCAGCCCCGGAAATTACACCAATGCTGCCCATTTGTGAATTAGCATCCTCTGCAAATATATAGTTAGTAGATGCTGCTATCCCATAAGCTGCGGATGCGGCCATTCCGGAACGCTCTATAATTGCGACTGTTGGTTTCTTCAAACTTCCGATCGTTTGTTGCATATATTGCATCCCGCTAACTGAACCGCCTGGTGAATCGACAATAAAAAAATGCCCTAAAACACTTTCATCATTATCGGCTGACATTAAATTATCAGATAATTCCTTCATCCCAAAAGAACTTTCACCACCGTTTTTAGTGATAGGGCCGTCTATATTGGTAATAGATATGGTTTTTTCTTTTTTAGAAGATGCGTTCGGCGATGAAGTTTTAGCTAATGTTATGCCTGAATCGAATACTTTAGCAAGCATAAACTTATTAGCTTTATCTTCTGATATGTGCGATGCGGAACGGATATTACGAAGTAAATTTTTAAAGGTTGAGATAGATCCAAAATCTATACACCATGCCTCATTGTAAATTTCTTTCGCTAATCCGTAGTTCATGGTCTCAAATATAATAATTTATATTACAAAATTTATTTTTAATCTTTCACATCTTTATTCACTGGTGTAACCGGTGGTAGCGGTACGATATCAGGCAGCCCGGCTGCTTTTATCTGCGCCATCTCGTCTTTTATCTTTTCCAGATTAGCATCAAACTCGCCATTGCCTAATTGTTCAACAGCATCTTCGTGCGTAATAAGTGGGGTTTGGTCATTGATACCGAGCATAATCCTGATAGCATCCGCCTCTTTTTTAGGATCAATATGCGGCATATTCACACCGGTAAACTTAGCGCGGGTATAAGCCTCAACAATATCCATATTGTCGGACGCTTTCGCTTCCAGATATTTTTTAGCGCTAACTTTATTTTTCAGTACGTGCAAATAAAACCAAAGATTATAAACTTTTTGGTAAAAATCCCGGGATTCTGTCTTTCTGCCGATATCAACAATGTAACCCCACATATTTATAGCAGCCCGGCTGGCTGAGTAATTCGAATTGTATTTTTGGGTAACGATTTCGGGTGGGGCGTCCATAGATGCGCAAAGTTGCTCTAATACCGGCCTGAAAAAAGGTTCGTAATTTACCTGGCCTTGATTACTAACTGCTTTTAGTTCACTATCAACCGGCATATTGTATGCCATTTTATTTTCAGTGGCTTGTATATTTTTGCTTACTAATTCTGCCTGATCAAAAGGTAGCATCGGGTCGTTCATACCTACCCGTCGTTTGAGGGGGGCCACCAACGGATTTTCGCCGTCACTGGTTTTACCATGGACAATCTGCAGGTATATCTTTGCAATCTCTTCTGCATTGGATACGGCGGCCTCGGTGAAACGATCTACTTTCGCAATTTTTTCAATGATAGCCGTAAGTGCAGATACCCCTCTATGGTGATCAATGCGGTGTTTAGCATTATACCCCATCCAAGCCATCAAACAACCAGACTCCCGGCCTACAGCTTCAATCCGCTCCCACGATCCTACAAGAGGTACATTATCAAGTTGCTTCTGGACATAGAAAGCGATGTGTCGCCCTTGCATGTCCATTTCGATTCCGTGAATGATAA